TCATAGCACACCTCCTTCCTTTTTTTTGAGTTTATAAACCAATTTTCCTACAACTATAAGAACCGTGATAATCACTATCCCTATGGCCCAGCCACCAACATTCAGCCTGATCTTTTGCCACATAGTAAGTTCTTTTTCTACTGGATATGGTTCTTTCACTTTCTTAGTAACCGTCACTTCTTTAGATGGCAGGTAGACCGTGTCCGGCTGTGTATTCATCTTTGCCAGAAGGTTTCCCAGACTGTCAATAGTCAGCTGTGCCTGGGCATTCTTGCTATTAGCGATATCCAGCCAGTTCAGTACGACTTTCCCGTTCTCGTCACATTCCAATAAGGCCCGGATAGTGGCGCTGTCTGGCGGTAACTGAACTTCCACCAGCTTCTCCACTACGACACTATCAGCCTTGCTTTCTACCGGCACGTACTTTACCGTCCGGCAGGAACACACAAGAATCATGCACATGAAGGGAGCCAGCGTAATACACCGGCCCACCTTCTTAATTATGTAGTCGTACAGGCTCATGGAAGCAAATCTTTGTATTCTTCAGCAGCATCAAAGCACGGACACATTTTGATCCACTCGTTAGGCTCCACAATGCCGTCACCATCGAGATCAGGACTGGTATCACGGTGACCAAGCACTTCTTTAATATCTGGGTACTGCTTGATCAACTTGGCGATCAGTTCGCGCAATGCTTTCTTCTGGGCCGGCGTCCGAGTATCGGCGGCCTTGCCGTGCGCATCCGTACCACCTACGTAGCAGATACCAATGGAATGTTTGTTGTAACTTAGCCCGCTGAACCCTTTACTGTTGCAGTGTGCCCCGGCAATGGTGAGCGAGCGGCCAACTTCTACCGTCCCGTCCAGCCTTACCACATAATTGTACCCGATCGTGCTGAACCCACGCTGCAGGTGCATCTGGGTGATTTCCTTCTTTCCTATATCCTGCCCAGCACGTGTGGCCGAGCAGTGAACTACGATTGCGTCTATCTTATTCATTTCTTCTCCTCCTTATTTTCTTTTGTTACTTCTTCAATAATTTCTCCGGCTGCGTTATACTTTTTCTTGATATACCCGACCAGCAACCGCTTGATTGAGACCTTGTTCTTAATACCATGAATTTCGCATATATGCTCCATAATACTATCAAACTCAAATATGAATGCCAGTCCAAGCCCGCACATGGCTGAAATGGTATAGCTGCATATCCCAATCGGCTGAAGGATGGAGATACCCAGCATGAACCCAACTACAAGGTAACTGTTATACTCGATGAACTTGCACATCGTCCGGCGGCCCGCACGGGAGAAACGGAAATCCTCACCGCGTTTGACTACGCTATCAATGATACCAAGGACGAAATCCGCCACAATCATTACGACAATAAATGCCAGCATCCATCGAAGCTCAAACACCACATTCTTAATTTCTCCTATAAAGGAGTAAGCCCCAGCAACAAGAAGCTGCGGGGCTATGATGGAAATCAAGTTCTGCATTATTCAGTCTTAATTTTGGATCCAAACAACTTGGCCAGCCATTCACTCGTTACTATCGACACAATCCCCGTCGATGCTAATGCCACGAATAAAGCATCAATCAGCACAACCCAGACACTTGCATCTGCAGGAGGAAAACCGAGATTCATCCACCAGCTGAAAAAAGTAACAAGCATACCGACAACTGCTGTCACCCACATAGTCACCCACTTGTTCATCGGATTACTCAACTTTGAGGCAATAAAACCTACCACAGATGGAACAACGATCGATACCAGTCCGGTAAAGCTGGCAAACCCGGTCAGAAACTCTGGAACAGAAGGTTCTACATTAACGGAAGTTTCCGCGAAAACACTCACTACACACATCAACAGTGCGACACACATGAAAACGAATCTTTTCATACAATTAAGGTTTTAAATTAAACAAAAAACGCCCATAAGCGCATCCCCAGAAAAAGGAACACGCTCATGGGCGTAACTACTATTTCACACACAAATCTACTCATTTACCTTCCTTTCACAGCGAAGATAAATGATGTAAAAACGAACAAAGAATAAAAGGTTTCAAATCGACTGACAAGGCATGTCAGTAGATTTTAGGTAGAGCCTTATCAAGTCTACCCATACTCTACCGAGGTGAAGCATAATTTTGAAAGTTGCTTACAACTCTCTTTCTTTTTATTGCCTTCAAATCTCGTAAGATTGTTGATGAAAGTATCTCCGAATAAATCTCTGTAGTCTTGACAGATGTATGACCAAGCAACTTCTGTACGGTGGTTATCGGTACTCCCTGATGGATGAGTAAGGTAGCACATGTATGACGTGCGGTATGATAGGTCACATGTTTCTTGATCCGGGCCATGGAGGTAATAACAGACAGAGCCTTATTTACTTCCGAATTACTGCCTAAGCTGGCAAATTCTGTTATACAGTTGCGATCCAGAATAGCCAGTGCCTTCCCCTCGAATAGCAGATGCAGCGGAAGGCGCAACTCGATACCTGTTTTGATCGACTTGAAGTGTAACCAGCGTTTACCATTCACACGGATAAAGTTAGACGGAGTGAGCTGGCAGAAATCAGAGAAACGTAATCCGACGTAACAACAGAATAAGAACGCATCCAGTACGTGACGTAGCTTCAGGTCGTGAACTTCCAAGTTCTCCAGTTTTTTCAGTTCGTCCGGTGTCAGAAACTCATGGCTTCCCTTTTCTTGTTTAATCTTGAATTTCCGAAATGGATATGCGTCTGCATGGATATAACCTTGATTTATCGCTTCATTGACAAGCGTTCTGAGCTGCCTTAAATGCTTTGCCACGGTATTTATTCCGTTACCTTTTTCTCGAAGATACACCTCAAAATCCTTCAGAAACGTATAAGTGATGTCTTTGAAATCCAAGCCAGGACGAAACTCCTGCAATACGGTTATGGTGGTAAACAGATTCTCTTTTGTACTCTCTCGTCGGTCAGAATGCTGCACGTATTCCTTTGCAAAAATCGGGAATGTAATATTGATCGGGCGATTTTTCTTCATGGCATCCTTGAGTAAAGATAATGTAGCAGGAACTCCCCTCTTCCATAGAGCCAATTCTATGCCTTGCAGATACAGAACAAATTCAAACAGCATAGAGTTTAGATCATTTGCCTGTGGATGGCCGATTACCTGAGAGGTTCGTTTATCCCAGTGCTCTGGCTTGATATATAAGTTTGTTTTGAAATATATTTTTCTCTGATTAAGTGATGCTTCAACTTGCACAAGTGCTGTTCCTTGCTTATTTAAATGTTTCTTTCGGTTGTAGACAAGACGGTATCTGATTTTTTCCATTTTTCAACGAAGATAGAAATTTACAATTAATTCTACAAACGTGTCGTGGGAGGACTATTAGGGCTAGAATTTGTAAAACGAGAAGATATAAATGATGCAAACACGTTCTTTACTGGATATGCAAGAATTTATACGTCGACTAATTGTCCAGATAATCTTCCAGGTATTATTATATCATTTAATATTAATGGGGTTGTTGTTCAATTCTTTTTTTCAGGATGGCCAAGAAGATTATATGCACGAATGTATTGGGATGCTTGGAACTCATGGATTAAAATTGCTGATCTTTAATCCCATGTCTTTTGTTCATGATTCCATATAAATATTTTCCATGTTGGATTAATAAAGTTTATGTCAATCTTTGCGATATAAGTTCCTGTATTAAAGACTAATAGTATACCATGCCATCCATTTCCATTAAATAAGCCCCTTCCATGCCAATACATCCCTGTTTGATTTGCGTTGTTTAAGTCTTCTTCAGTAGTCCCAATAACTCTTCTAAGTCTAAACCAAGAGTCATTAATCTCTAATAGTCCTCCCACCAGTGAAAACCGGTTTACAAACGTAAGGCTTTCTGTACGAGTGGGAGGACTAATCGGTATTTCATTAGTGCTGAAAACTAAGGGAGGAATAAATATTCCATCTAGAGATTCGACAGATCCTATGAATGAAATTACCGAGAACGGAATATATACTATAATTCCAGCCAACGATACTTATGGAACACTGATTGTATTCCAGTCATTTGGTGGAGCTGGTGGTATTGTTCAGTTTTATGCTCATCCCTTCGGCAATGGAATCTATCGATTTAGAATTAAAACCTCAAACAATAAAAACGAATGGTCTGAGTGGAAAAACTTTTAGGTTGTTTTTCTTTCCCAATTAGTCCATTCTCCATTAGGAAGATTTTTCATTCGAGTATAAATGTTACCTGCATAATCAAAAGCGAACTGCCTTTCTGTTTCAATATTATAGAATCTAATAGCTAGTCCTGCAATATAATTAGCAGTAGGTGTTATGCTCTGTAAATAGCTGGAAACAAACATAACAAGTCTATTGGATGTTGATGTTAAACCTTCATCTAATGTTTCCTTGCGTGTAACATAAGAGTATCGTACGCATGATAATAGTCCTCCCACTCGTATTTTTTTTATATGATAGCGTAAAGAAAAAGCGAGTGGGAGTTATAACCTATCAAGTGAGTGCAATACCCTTCCATGAAGTCCAAACTCCGTTATCCCGTCTTGTACGTAAACAATATCTCTGACTTAAAACATCAGCTGCTATTTGTAATATTTGTCCACCTGACGAAAAAACAACCAGTAAACCATAATCATAACCCGGTGAATTATTAGTCGATTTTGTAGCATATAAATTATACATCCCTGGTTTTGTTATGACATTAAAATCAGTATCAGAAGTTATCACATAGCGATGAAAAAAATCCAAATCTTTATCAACCCATCCATTATTAGAGGAACTAACCCTGCCAATCAGTCCTCCCACAACTGATGCGAGGTCTTCTTTGCTGATTAAAATTGGGTTGCCGGAAGCATCTAATGCACGTACCCATTTTGCGTCACTTTTCTGTGGTAACTGGTTTTCGAATTGATCTGCCATAATTGTAATTTTTTTAAATGGTTATTAAATGATATTTTATAATTCCTGCATAGCTTCTACCATCTGTGGCGAACAGTGTCCAGATACAAAACTCTGTAAATATGTGAACTCATCATCTGAAAGTTCTATATCTCCATCAGAATGGTAAATACGAAGGGCTAAATCCATCCCTCGTATATCACCATACCGATATATCAGATTGGCCAAGTCAAGCCGAACATCCTGTTCCAGCTTTTGAGTATGGTCGATACCAGACCAGAATCGCATTTTTTTAAAGTTTACTTTCTTCATATAGCTGATATTAAAAATTATGATTAACCACAGGTATATTGAACCCAATATCCCTGATCATCCCGTACAAAAAATCTGGATACATCATCATTTATAACCAGAGAGCTTGCTCCTCCGGAATTATTGGGATTGCGGAATGAACCGGATAAGGTTATAGCACCACTGCCTGAAACTCTCTTCATGTAGAGAATTTTCCCAGCAGGTGAAGCAGATGTACTCGGCATGGTAACATTTATATTACCAGAGTTCCCGAATATGATAAAGTCATCGTTCGCATTGATGGTTGCAGATGATGTTATTCGTCGTGTGTTGACAACAACACCATTAATTCTGGTTTTTTCCGTACTTCTAGCCAACAGCGAGACATTTCCATAGGCCTGAATAGCCTGCCCATATCCGGATGCATTACAGAGTGCCTTGATCGCAATAGAATCAGATGAACCGTAAGTTTCAGCACTGATACAGATTCCACTATCGTGTCGTACCTGAAGCATTGCACTTGTACCCCGGTTAACTGAAAATAATTTGGTTGAACTGTTGTTATAGTTGCCAATGCTGAGAGACACATCTGCAGCCAGATTACTCAGACTCTTTGCACCGATTGAGAATCCTCCGATAGTTCCGGAGTCTGCGGATATATTACCTATAAATTTACCTGTAATCTCGGCATTGACACAATGGAAATACCCGGTATTCCCATTCAGGATCATGTTTGCAACTCCATTGGTTGACTGTTGTGATTTCATCACACCTCCACTAAACATAAACCCTGCGACATTGGCTCCGTCAGAAAACAATGTATCGGTGGCAATATTCACCAGCTTGTTCATTGCTTCCCAGTTATCATCGCCGTTAGCTGATGTCGGTGCATCCGTAACAGTCGAGCCTTGAGTACGAACAAGGAAGTTATAATAAACCCCGTTAAAAGGATGTATTACCTTGTCACGATAGTCTGCACTCCACTCGTATGATTCTCCCGAACGCCATGGGCCACGATCACGTGGGAAAGCTCCCGTAGCCCCGGTAGCACCAGCTTCCGCTACTCCGATTCCTATTTCTGCCACATAATTGTCTGACCAGGCATTAGCTTCCGAGGATGACCAATAAGCACGGACTGCAAACTGTGTGCAGCCGGAAGCCGCCGGAACAGAGATGGAAGCCGACTGCACCGGACCGGCATGAGAGCGCCAGGAACCGTCATATTTTCTTGCAACCAACCACAGTTCGGCACACTTACCAACAACTCCGTTACGGTTTTTCTTGCAACTGACGGTAAAAGCTGACGGAGACATACTGCCAGTCGATGTATAAGCTATTGAACTGCATGAACTATCCAACCAGTATAATGTCGGTGGCTCAATATTAGTGAGTCGCTGCCAGTCGGGATGCAGTGTGTTTGTTGATGGAGTTCCAGCCAAAAGATATCCCTGTGGTGTACGGACATAATTACCATTATTGTATTTAGCAATGGCATACGGTGGTGCACTGGTATCACGCAGTGCTACAAAAGCATTCTCAGCAAATTCTACCGCTGAGTTTTTCTTGTAAGGGACATTGCCTGAAATCCATGCTCCGCATGGGATAAAGCTGGCACCGGGAGTACCATTCTGTCCGGGTGTACCTTGGGGACCTTGAGGCCCCTGCGGACCTGTTGCACCGGTATTCCCCTTATCTCCCTTGTCACCTTTGGAACCGCTCACACATACTGCGTTTGTTGTGGTTTTGGAGTTATCCGTATAAGTGATAACGGAACGTGTCCACATGTATTTCCCATTTTGCCATGCCGGAACTGTTGTTGACCAGCTTCCTCCTGTTGTCGAGGACGAAGAAGCAGACAGATAATATTCTTCAACAATCGATTTCACTCCTTTGCCTGCCGCACCTGTATTGCCGGTTGCTCCTGTATTACCCTTCGCTCCGGTTATACATACGGGAGCTGTTTCATTTGTCGTTTCATCCGTATATGTGACTTTTGTCTTCGACCACATGTATTTGCCGTTAACCCATTCCGGGGAAGTTGTCTGCCAGCTACCACCTGACAATGAAGTTGCTGATGTGGACATATAATACAGAACATCTACTGATTTAACGCCTACACCGGCAGATCCGGTATCTCCTTTGTCACCTTTATCTCCCTTAACCTTAGTCCATGTGTAAGAAGAAACACTGCTGCTATCAGCCTGTGTAAAATCTACATACTGCCCGATATAAGCACCGGGAGTTTCTCCGTTGTTGGCTGTAAAGCTCTTGCCGCCATCATTGGAATATTTAATGTGCAGATAAGAAGTTTTACCATTGGCTCCCGCAGGTCCTTGAATACCCTGATCACCCTTAGGTCCTTGTGCACCCTGAAATCTTGCCCATTTGTAGGAAGTGTAAGATGTAGGTGCTGTGGAACTTTGTGTTACAGCCGTACCTATATAGGTGTTCGGAGTATCACTCATCGGATTACCATTTGAGTTTGCCGAATACTTTACATGGAAATATGATGATGTACCGGGAATGCCTTGAGAGCCGGTAGGCCCCGTATCACCTTTATCACCCTTGTCTCCCTTGTCACCCTTGATTCTACTCCAGGAATACTTCTTGTAATCGTTACTATCTGCCTGTGTAAAATCTGTATATTGGCCGATATAGAGTTTATTGGTTGAATCGCTGGTACTGAAGCCCGAAGAACCATCTGCAGAGTTGGCATAAGCGATGTGCAAATAAGATGTCTGCCCATTCGTCCCGTTTGTTCCCGGAATACCCTGGTCACCTTTTGCACCCTGTGCACCCTTTGTTTTCATCCATTTATATGCAGAAACACTGCCACTGTCGGATTGCGTAAAATCGACATATGTACCCATCCAGTCTCCTACATCCTCGCCATTATTACCAGTAAAGGTCTTACCCCCGTCATTAGAATATTTAATATGGAAATAAGAGGTTTTACCAGCTGCTCCTGTAGCCCCGGTTTCACCTTTTGGCCCCGGGATACCCTGCTCGCCCTTTTCACCCTGAAGCCCTTGAAGGCCACGCTGACCTTCTGCAACCTGCTTCAGCCAATCCGGATTATTATCAGCAGGTTCTGACTCTGTACCTTCCGGATTGATGCATAGCCATAATGAACCATTATGGGATACTCTATCAAAATAAGCATGTGGCCCAGCCTCCCATGCCCCCTTGTCAAGAGGAACCCGAATCGGCTGGCCGGTAATGGTATCCGTCTGGAATATAAGACCGGTCATCAGGATATTTTGCAAGACAGCCGAATAGTTGTCACAGTCAAACCCCTGTACTTTCATTCCTTTCTTTTTCCCCAGCCAGCTTTTCATCTGTGCCGGTTCCGGGTCCCAGGTATTGGCGTTATCAAAGAAAGTAATACAATTGTTCCCGTTCAGGGTATCAAACAGAATGTATGTTTGACGGTCTAGGTCTGTAAAGTTCCCCGTTTGTGCCAGTATCATTTCCTCACCCGGTTCGTAGTTGTTCCCGGGCCGATTTACTATTTTGAATGTTTTTGCATCATAGTCGGCTTCTGTCACGCGAAACTGCATTTGCGCGAAACCAGTAAGTTTTCCTTCTTCATTTTTTGTTGTAAAGAAAGCAGACAGAATGTCATCAACAAACTGGCTCAGTCCGTCCGCTTCTGTCAAGTCTGGTATAACCGTAAAACTTCCATCATCATTCTTTATATATGACTTTACTTTGCAACCGCCCCCGGGAGATATAACAGCACGTCCTTTGAAATATGTAATGCGATTATAAGCTATTTCCGGAACAAATAATCGTTTACGAAAATAGCCTGATTCCATTTCCATATTCCCTGCTTCGTCTATCATACCACCAGAAACACCTGTAATGAAATTACCGAATTTTGCTATTTTATTAACCAAGATTCCACCAAGCAATGAAAGAAGGTAATTCGTTTCATCTTGCTGATCTTTCCGAAGAAACATTTTCAATGATCTGAGAGCAGAAAACACATTACTATCTGAAGGGGGAGTTGAATCATTTACTTTGATAACATATACGCTACCACTTCCGTTTCCTGTATATACCTGTCCCTTATAGGTCAGTGCATCAACTTTATCTTCAATTTCTCCTATACGAGAATAAGGCATACTCTCACCTATCGTATAAACAGGCGAATCCCAAGGAACATCAAGACTCATTTCCCATCCCAAGACACGTGAGATACGTCCGTTCTCAAAATAGGTATCATCTACGAGATTGATACGTTGACCAAATTCGAAAGTTCGTGAAATCAAATCCTCTTTAACCCATGAGCTTCTTAGGGTAGTCGGATAGGTACCGTCATCCTTTTTTACCTTATCGGCGTACTTCTGCGCCTTTCCCTTCAGTTCCTGCTCGGCTTCTGGAATATACTGGTCGGACACCAATTGGATATCAAAACCTGAAAGAATATATTCATCGCCGTTGGCAGGATACATCATATCATCCGGTAATGGTCGACCATAGTCCTCGTTCCTCACAATCTCCCAAAGCTGTTCGCCACGGGTCTCGTCCTTGGGTGAAGGGTTGAATAATACCTCAAACTCCAGCCCATTCAACAAACCTGATTGGAATCTGATTTTAAGATTTTCTTCTAACTTATACTCTTCCTTGAACTCAAGTCCGGTGTCCTTGTAGCGATAATATGTGACGGTTTCCTTGGTGCCATCCTCACTCTCTACTTTCTCAGTACGGGTGTGTACATCGGAAAGGGTACCAACCTGGCGAGGATAGACATCGTCGAAAACAACCACATCCTCGATAGCTTCTTCCTGTGACATGCCTTCGTATGCGTCTATATAAGGAGTGTCAGCCGGAAGCATAAGACGTTTCTGAACCACACCATTGATTACTGCCTGTTCGTCGGTCGGACGGTAGTTCGTGGGGATATTCTTTGTTGAACCAAACGCATAGATACGGGTGGCATAAGTGCCCTGGCTTTCGCTGCGGGTGACTGAAGACGCTTCCACGCCACGCTCGATTTTAACGGCATCACCGAACTCATTTCGCCCAAAATGAATCACGTTGTCCGTTATCCAGCAATCGCAGTTCCACTTATCCTCACCCGCCATAGAGAACAGGGCGTCCAAAAGGTTCATGTTGTCGTAGGTCATCGCTACGGCCTTATTCTCTACAGTATCGTCTATGCTGAAAATAAAGTCTGTTTCTCTATATGTATAGCCTAAAGCCTTGAGATTACGAAGAAACACACCAAGTTGTACATCAAGGGCAGCAGTAAGCGACCATGATGCTTCATTTCCTGCATGTTCCGGAGTGTATTTAAAGATTTTGTTCTTCCACTTCCAATAATAGGCGTTCATCTGGAGATTATAATCATAGCCTCCAGTTGAAGTGTTGTAAGTAGGCTTCTGAAGGTCAGTTATCTCATAGATTTTTGCCAGCTTTCCACCTAATGATTCATCAAGGACACCGGATAAATCTACATAATCACCAAGTTTAAACTGCACAGGCTTAGCTACCGAAAAAGGAAGAATTATATAGTCTTCCTTCATCAGAGTGAACTTTCCTTTAGCTCCTTTATTAATTGGGATTGAAAGCCTTGTTTTACCTGATATGTCTTTAATTTCTATCATATCTCCAAAGTTCATAAATAGAAAATGGAAGCCCTAAAAATCAGGACTCCCATTTGAAACAATAAGGTGAATGTTCGTTATTCACTCCTATTCATAGGATTAGGCTCTTGAAATTTGCTCGAAATTTTACCAAAACAACGGTCAGAACTCATCCCGTAAGAAATGCTTTTTCCTAGATAAATCAACTTATAGATTTCATCTCCCAATACTGGAACTTTGATATTTACAGCACCTTTCTCTAATTCTGTCTGAAAGGCTTTTTTCTTTGATCGGTAATCGTTTTCTGAATTTCCCTCGATCGTAAACTGAAGGGTAACTTCTCGCGAGTCTACTTTTGCGCTATCTGTTATCACCCGTTTGCCATGTTCCAGCCGGCTTTCATCCTCAATGTAGTCTTTCATCTCATTGAATCCGTCGATAGCATCGAGAAAACCGTCCCCCATGCGAACACCCCATGTTGTCAAGGCGTCTCTATCGTTAATAATTAAATCCCCACTCATATTAATACCTTTCCTGTTCCATCGTTAATAATCTCATAATTACCACTAATATTCTCTATACGGACAACTGCATAATTACTTATTTTAATACGAACATTGCCACTGTGCATGATAATTACTTTATAAGCTTTATCCGTACCTTGAAAAGTCAATTCAGCAGTACCTCCGATTATGGCCTTATCCTCGTTTACTGCTTTCACATTTTCTTCTATATGTACTCCGAATGACTCTACATTCCCTTTCATTGAGCGAAACATCTCCAGTGAAGGGTAATTAATACTTTTACAGAACTCACATCCCTGAGGAGAGAAAAAAAGCCACACAAGACTTTTCCAATCTGTAGCCTTAGATGATTGAGAACATGCTCCTAATCCTATCGCTTTATTTAAAATATCCTTTACTTCTATCATAATCTTGATGTGTTACGTTTTACTTCTTCTATATCTTTTTGTATCTGTTTAATTGGCTTAATAATCTCACCTGTATTTTCTCTGATTTGCTGCAATTCTAAATAGGAGTTAGCTAATATAGTGCGTGTTTCATCAGCAATATTACACATACCCTGCGTCTGAGTAATTAAACTGGAAATTGATCCGCGAAGTTCTGTAATAGCAATTGTCTGTTGTTGGGTAGCTGTTTCTATGCGAATGTTTGATTCATATACAGCAGTAAATCTCCCACTTAATTCACCAGCATCCTCATGAGTCATTTCTGTACCGAAACCTCTACCGGAGGCAGATTGTTGCTCTTTGGAGTCATCCTTCATAAGGCTATCAGCCCAACCAAATTGTTTATCCAACTCTTTCTGGAGTTCTTCAGCCATATTGTAGATATAATTTTGCTCCCATCCTGAAAGGACATTATCAGCATAGAATTCCTGAAGTTTTTGCCTTATTTTCTCCATTGATCCAGAAGCTTGAATTGCAGATTTAATAGACTCTGTAACCATCTGGCGCATTATATTTTTCACTGCGTCTTTTGCTGACTCGGCTCTATCTTCTCCGTTAGACCAAGCCTCTGCATATGCAGAAGCGAAGTCTTCTATAGCAGTTTTTACATCTTCTCCAAAAATAGCGTCTACAGCTTTTTCTTTATTTTCTTCAATCAAATTATTGATTTCTTCAATTTGCTGTTGCCATTCTTTAATACGGTCATTATCTGTCTTTTTTTTATCTTGTTCTTCCCTAATCTGTTGTTGAATGAGAACCTTTTGCTGTTCTAAAAGTTTATTTTGCTGATCAATTAAATTAGAAGCATCTTTAGAATATGCCTTTTCAATGGAATTACCAAGTCTCTCATATGATTTCTCAAGAACTTCAATTTGATCTTGTAATTCTTGAATGCGTTTTTCATTCTTTTTATCATGGATTTTTGCTATAGAAGAAGCAAGTGAACTAACCAAACCTATAGCAGCACCTGCTGCTGCTCCCCAAGGGCCAAATGCAGATCCAGCTTGTGCTCCTTGCATTGCAGAATTAGCAGCATCCATAGCAACGTTAATACCATCTGCAATATCTGTAAAAGTATCATTACCAAAGGCATCACCAAGAGAAGAAAATGTATCAGAAAGGAATGATCCTACCTGCATAATATCATTCAGACCATTCTTGATTCTTGCAAGAGCTTCTTCGAGCTTCTTACTGTCATTGCCGGCATTGAACGCATCTTTTATACCATCAGCAACTTTCTTATAAGCTGGCTGGAGATCATCTGCGGCTTTTCTGTTATTTACTAGGGCATCAGAAATAGCCTTTATCTTTTCCGGATCATTACTCCAAGTCTCAAAATTCTCTTTGGTAATTCCAAGTTCCTTACCTTTCTGTTCGTCCCACTGCCCGGATTTCAGAAACTCTAATGCCTTTTGCCCAGCTACATTGATATCCTCAAGGTCCTTCAGAGTTTTGTCTTTCATATCTCCGAACAACTGGGAAACAGCAGAAATTGTCTTGTTAGCTTGTTCATCTATACCGGATAAGATACGATCTCGTTGTTTGCCCAAGGTTAATTTTTCTCCTTCGGTAGTAGCCTTGTTGATCTTATCCTGATATTGCTCAATAATGGCCTGACGCTTCTGCATATAGGTGCCATACTCAGCTAAATAAGCATTCATAGCTTCCCGCTGTGCATTCAGATCTTCCTGAACTTGCCGCTTGTCTGTATTTTCTTTTAGGATGTCAAAAGAGGAACTGTCTACAGTAACAGTAGAAGAGTCAAAACCACGTTTTTTGTATTTAGGGTTTTTCTTTGCTTTCAGTTCCTCTGTTGCGTCAAAAATTTCCTTTTGTCTTTGGATTTCCTTCTGAATATACTCTTCTTTGGCTCGGTCAATGGCTTGTAATTCCTTCTTGTTGTCCAACTCACGTTGTGCAAGTATCTTCTCACCTCCATCGGCCATAGCATTAATACGTGCTTGCTCAACCTGATTTTCCAAATCAACAGCTTCTTTTGCACGTTCTAATGCCAACTTACGTTCCAAGTCTGACAGTTTCCCTCCGGCTGATGTTGTTGAGTTTTCTCTTGACACATCCTTATTCCTAACTCCGGTAAGTGTTTCTAGGGTCTTTTCTACACTCTGTAACTCTTTTTCCTTTGCCTTTATAGCAGATTCTACTGTCTTACCAGCTTCTGCCTGCAATTTTCCGCTACGAAGGTCGGTAATTTCTTGTTTGAGTGTTTTGATACGTTTGGTGGCTGATTCTACTTCTTCTAATATGTTTGACTTCGGTAAATCCTTCTTTCCGTTATCTACTGAAGATTTTAAGCCATCAACACCAAACCTTTCACGAGCCAGTTTATCAAGTCTCTCTGTAGATTTTATGGTGTTGAGAATATTTGCTATATATTGTTCTACCGCACGATTCTCAAGTATTCCTCCTTTACCAGCTACCTTATCTAGTGCGTTATTTGTTTCCTTGTCAAGTCCGGACAGATTGAACGTCCCGTTAATTGCCTTTACGCTCCCTTCAAGGATTGCGTTCCTTATCTTAGTATAGTATTTCGAGCCTTCTTCGTCACCTAGCTTATCTATAAGCCTTTCCTGTATCTTGGATAGGTTTTCCGACATAAGTGAATCAAGTTCTTCTGTCTGTGTCGACTTGAACTTTTCGTATTGTCTGGCTCCGTATGACTTCGTGATGGCATCAGTAAGCCTGTTGTAGGCCTGCTCAGTAAGACCTACTTTCTCTATTTCTTCATCCAATCCGTCATAATATTTAGAGAATCCCTTAATAATCTTATCTTTGACTTCATTGTACTCATCGGTGCCCTTTGTCAATGCAGATAATTCACCCTTGAGCTTTGCCAGTTCTCGCTGCTCTGACAAAGAGGCCTTTTCAGATTCAGCTAACGCTAAATTCAGTTTCCCTTGCGACGTTGTTGCATCATCGGCATTCTTAGAAAACATGTATACCGCTGTTCCGATTCCTACCAATGCAGCCAATAGAGTGACATATACATTCGATTTTGCCGCAAGGTTGAAAGCCTGTTGTGCAGCGGTGGCCAGTCCCAATTCCTTTCTGTACATTCCTATCAGACGGATACTTTCAACGAATCCGACCGCCTTCTGAGCAACGGCGGCGGTAATCAACGCGGCCTTGTACGTTCCGTAAGCTGCAATCAGTCCGCCCATGACAGACAACACATCATCAAGACTTTCCACCAAGTCCTCTGCTGTACCGATGCCAAACTCGAACACTTCCTTATACTTGTTCCCGAACTCATTCATTTTCTGAAAGAGGGTATCTTCGATATTCGAAAGTCGCTGGGGCCACGTCCCGGCAGAACTTTCCATAAGGTTGGCAAACTTTCCTCCTTCGGATGTCATGTTTTTGAAGGCCTGTTCGACCTCCTTAAAGCCGACCTTACCTTCCTTCACAAGTTCACCTACCTGGTCCTTAGTAACCCCCAAGACCTTGGCCAGTTCTTCGTAAATTGGAATACCTCGTCCAGCGAACTGACGGATGTCTACTGTCATGGCCCGTCCTTGCGTTCTCAATGTTCCATACAGATAAATAAGCTGTCCGATAGGTATCTGCAATCCGGAAGCCACATCTCCAAGCATAGAAAGTTCATTCACGACATTATCGGCAGAGGAACCGTATGCCAAAAGCTGTTTTGCTCCGGTCGCTACATCGTCAAGATTGAACGGCGTTTTGGCTGCGAACTGGACAATATCGGCGATGAGCTGGTCCGCTTTTGATTTGTCCTGAAGGATAGTTGAAAGAGCTACCTGTAGTTGCTGCATCTTTCCAGTTGCTTCAATCACATCGGAGCCGAATTTCTTTATCGCCACCAGTCCACCGATTTCAGCGGCTGTACGCTTTAAAGAATCCGTCAAGGATTTTACTATCTCATCAGCGTTGTTTGTTCCACTGGCAAACTCCTTATACTCCCTTGTCAGTTTCCGTACTTCTAGCCTGTTTCTGGCCTGTTGGTCCTGTAACTCGCCAAGGGAATATCTCTGCTCGTTCAAAGCTGCTTTAGCCGTATTCAATTCAGCCAATTTAGCTTTTGAATTAGGAGAATACTTACCCATCTTTGAATATTCATCAGACAGCCGTCTGACATCATCCTGAGTATCACGGATAATTTTTCTCTGTTTGATGATTTCCTCTGTCAGCTCATCGGAAGCTTTTGACGCGGAATTGAGTTTCTTCTTCAAATCATTCTCCATCACAGCACCAGCCTTGGCCGCCTCGGTCACCAGCCCCATCATTTGTTGTCGAGCAGATGCCAGTTGCGTTTCTAAAGCTTTTGCTGCAGCCGGGGATTTGTTTACGTCCATCTTTTTGAGCTGTGCTTCCAGTTTCTCACATTCCTGTCTCAGACGGATGACCTCCTGATAGTCTGAACTGACTTTAAAATATAGTGTAGCCATATCTATTTCTTGTTTCTTCGTCTGCGTGAAGCCATATCCTTACCCTTCACCTTTGTAACCTTCGTTCCGGTAATGGTGTGGAGTTTATCACGTTGCATTAATATTAAGTTTCTGTATGGTATCTCATAGACCACTTCCCGATAAGACAGATGCAGATTTTCCATGAACGATGCTATCTGACCAAGAAGAGTATCATTTCCTACAACCTCGGTTTCGCTGCCAGCAGACTTACGTTCTTCGCCAAGCTGACAGCTTTCAGAAAAACCTTTGAGTCAATCATGGACAATGCTTCCTCCAAAGCGTTCACGTTCTCTTCGTATGTTCCATTGGCTAACTCCTCACTCAAACTCTCATCACCTGTAATCAACCACGATAATGCCTTACTATACGCTCTACTCTCTCCTAAAGAGAACAGAACTTCTTTCAGATTGTCCGCTTCTTGTACTCCAGACAAATGAGAGATTGCACCTGATAAATTGTTAACAGTAGGAGGATAAACAGTATATGCTTTCCCATTAACAAATACTGTTCTAAAGTCACTACCAATAATAGATTCTGATATAATTTTTGCTCCTTGATTCATAACTAAAAGAAAAAGGGTGAAGCCGAAGCCCCACCCATTAAACATCCTGAAAACTAACCGCCACTTTCTTGAACGAGAGTTATTTTCTTCTCAACGGTCTTGAAAGCATCAGACAGGGAGGTAGGTATGCTTCCTGACTGTGTGGTATAGCCTGCCTTTGAAACCTCATAGGAAACGGATGTCCCAGATTTCACCCTCTTGGTCTTGACCGTTTGCCCGTCCAGCTTAACTGTTGCATCAGAAGGCGTTGCTACGACCTTTACATCTGTTCATACTTCTTTCACTTCTTCTGCATCAAACCAATATTCTGGTGCAACCTCTGAATTTTTCGGTTCCAGTTCCACCGCACTTACAGGAATACCGACAGCCTTGTCTGTTGTGGCTTCACGTGCACCAATGTCAGCACGTGGAATTACACAATACTGGTCATCGTCAGTCAAAGCAACAAGTAACTTCTCAATGTTCACCTTGCCTCTTGCACGTTTCCAGCCCTTATCAGTGTTGATGACATCACCGCCCATAAGATCCTTTTTGCTCGGATAGTCATACTCACCAATAGTGAAGTTTACAGTTACATCGCCCATCTCCTTGTCACTTCTGTAAACCTGACCAGTGAGCTGGTTCTTATAATTTGTACGGCTTGCTTCAGCTTCTTCAATCGTCCATGTGTCCTGATGGATATTCTTGATTTCTTTCAAGGTTTCACCCTGTAAAAGAGTATGCAAGGCTTGTCCTGTCAAATCTGCGGTAATCTCGCTTGTTTCGCCATACCAAAGTTTCTTGATATTAGCGGCTGTGACTTTCTTTGCTTCTGCCATATTATTTCACATTTAAAACTTTAAACAAAATTCTTACATTCACATAATGACACTTTAAAGCAGTGTCCTCCTCAGTACCAATTGATTCGATAGAATAATGATAGGCGGTACCATCATAGCGTCCGGTTATGCCGTCGAATAGCTCTTGCGCCTGTTTCTCCAGTGCGTTCAGCCGGATGGTGCTGGCTTCACCTTCTTTCAAGTCAGGAACGCAAAGGTTCACCTCAACGAAGGATTTCTTCCAGTACGTCCCCGGCTGTTGTTTTTTAGAGTGAATAACAATCCTTTCGGACTTCATCGCACCCGTCAGCTTCTTGCCGTGAGGAACAATGTCAATACCAAAAGGCTGGCAATCTCGGTAAAGTATATTTGCTATGTCGGTAGTTACTATCATTTGACTTCCTCCTTCAATCGTTTCTCAGCGTATAGAGCCGCACCAGTTGATACTTCATAGCCTTTAGATTCGACGTGCGAGGCATACTCAGCATCGTTTCTAATCACCAATCCGTCATCCTCAACTGAATACTTATTTGACTTACGGAGTGTTCCGGTCCGGTTCTGATAGTTGCCATTCTTTACAGCGTAATCGACAGCCTCTTTACCAACCTTCTCCTCAACGGCTTTCACCTCGGCATAACCTTGTTCGAAAAAGCTATCCACGTCCGAAAAATCAAACTTCACATCCATATCTCTGAGTAACCAAAATAGTTTGTATTCTTCACCATGTAAACTTTGCCAGTTCCACGGACATTCTCACCGTCCATACATCTGACTTCATCACCAGCACTCAGTGAGATTTTCTTCTCACAGACTACGTGATAATTCGGTCGGAACACCTCACCGTTCTCCGAAGTAAACTCTTTGGTAGAGTTGTCGTCACACCGGCACTTACATACGTCCTGCCAGCTTTCTCCGCCGGTTCCGGGGATAGGTCGGCCAAACTCGTCTGTTTCCATCGGAATGGTGACTTTAACCTGTAATGTATGGGGCGCGAATATCATAAGAATCTGACTTTAGGTTTATCGCTTAACGTATCTTCAAGGCCGTACCTCTTGCACAAAAACGAGTAGTATTCCTTTACTCCCTTGATGTCCCAGGACATAGAGAAACCGTTCTCGCTGATGGAAGTGGCATGTAGCAATAGAGAGGGGATGAACTTCGCCATAGTCACCGAAACCAGTCCGATGTTTGACGGGCCCATCTCATCCTCTCCGCTTATCCCTGAAGACAGACTTATCTCCAAAAGGTCAGCCTCCGACAAGTTAATGCCGAAGGTCTGAAACTTCTGTGATATGTAGTCATTTACTATCATGCGTTCATGGTTGACAAATCAAAGTTCACAATCAGGTTCGGGTTCGTAATCTGAGGAATCCACTCTGCAGTGTATTCCAGATAACGGCCGTTCTTGTCCTTGTAACCGGAAATAAGCATATCACCGTCTGCCTGGGTGTAGTTACGTCCCGGTACGCCGTCCACTGCTTCGTACGGAGTGTGGAAACGCATATAACCTACCTTATCCTGCGGAAGCAAGGTGATACGGTCGTCGGTGTAAATCTGTACGTTCTTTCCGGTCTGGTCTTTTACGTAATCTTCCTTGATTTCAATGGCCGGAAGCCCGATGCCAGTGAACACTTGGGAAGCCAGTTGAGAGGTAATCAACCCGGTTGAAAGATACATCTCATTTCCTGTAAGCTGCATCTTGAACTTGTCACCAAACTCAGCCGATCCGATGATATTCTTTACGAAAGTTCCACGAGACATGATCATCTTCTGGAAATTACCATAGTCCGCTTTCAGTGCATTAATCTGCTGCTGCAAATAGGTGATGAAGTTCGTCTTCGCACCAGTATCAGGCTTAATGAACTTGAATGGCAATTCAATGTTAAGCAGATCAATACCTCCGGCATTGTCGTCCTTGTTCTTGACTGTTGCTTCTCCGGTCATCAGAAGTGAACCTACGATAATATCCATGCGCTTGTGCGCTGCTAAAAGTACCTGGCGGTAATCGTCGTAGATGAAGTTCACAATTTCCTGCATGGCTGCTACCTGGTCGGCAGGTTTAGCTGCATTGAACTTGTCAATCAAGTCCTGAAGCTCAGACAAGCGGTCAATGGAAATTTGGTAAGCATCGCCAAGATAAGCGATTTCACCATATCCTGAGCCGATATTCCGGCGTTCACGGATAGGTTTCTCGCCATAACGAGAGTTGATAGAACCGGCCATCACGCCCGTAACTTGTCCAATGTAGTCCTTGAACACGCGGGTAGTTGTTCTACGGAAATCGAGGTACTGCTGCCAGTAGATAGTATCCTTACGTGTCTGAAGGACCCGCTGAATAACGGCGTTAACGATGTTGGGGTCGTTAAACAGAGTATGAATAGTTAGCATCATATATTAGTCCTCCTTTCTTTATTTGCTTGCGATAATACCTGCAGCTCTCAATGATGCTAGAAGAGCATTAATTTTATCCTTCTCATCACCACCTGCTGCATCATCAACTTTTGCACCCTGCTTTACCAATCCCAAGGTACTTGAGTTAGCTGCCTGATAGGTAGTATTATTGTCCGTCCAAAGAACTTCTACATACGCCTTTCCACCCTCCAATGCTACTGGATATTTCTTTCCGCTTTGAGAAAATCCTAATTGAATACCTCCCATCACAGAATCAGAAGCTTCAGGCAGTTCATACGAAACACCTTCCGGTGATTGAACACCTGTAGCGTTAAACTGGAAGTGTGGCATATTAGCCTTATCAATATCTGCGAAAGGCATTGCCAACTTGGTAGGTTCGATTTCAAACGCACGCATCAGAAGAGCAACCAATACGATACCATCCTCTACCTGCTTTCTTTCATACAAAGCCGAGTTTGCAATAACTTTTGGAGTTGTTCCGTCTGCAGCTGTCGATTCGTAAAGAACTGTTCCAGCTTCTAAAGTTTCGCCAAAATCTGCAGCTAACGTCAATTTATCAAAAGCTTTATCAGCCTTGTCTATAGCGTTGATTGTCGCTCCATGAGCACCGTTACCCAAGTGCATACCCTTATAAGCCAAAGAGCCTTTCTTAATTTTCAATGTGGTATTGGAACCAGTAGTGAACTTCTCATATACTTCAACACGAATAGCTACCTGAGCGGTTTTCTTCACCAAGTCTGCTGCAATCGGTGTGAATGAAGGAAGCCATGATCCTACAACTAGGTTGGTTGTGTCCAGTTTGTACGGACCTCTGCGTCTGCGTCCGGTTTCTACGTCGTAGCGTTCTTCCTGCTCGACTTCCGGTTCAAGATTGTACTTAAATCCTGCTGACATAAATTACTTGTTTTGTTGTTCGACAATAGATTTTGTGTCCGCCTCAATCATTTTGGCGAACTCGCTCGCTTCCTTCTCCTGCTTCTGTTCGGCAGTTTCAGGAGCTTTGGAGAACTGAAAACCGTTGTTAGACATATCCTGCTTCATGTCCTTGAAGTAAGTGTCCAAGTCCGTGTTTTCAGGAATGTTGCGGTCTTTCAGCATAAATTCGGGAATACCGTACTTCTTCGCCACTGCCGAAATCTGAGAATTGCGCTGCGCCTGCGCTTCATTTTCCTCCATTTGGGCCAGCTTGTCGGCAAACGGCTTGATACCGGCGGCGATACCATCGGCGATCATCTTTGCGATGTCTGTCTCCTGCGGCTTTGGAGGGTCGTTTGGTTTCGGTGGTTCTGGTTTCGGATTCTCGATTGGTTTCCCGTCTTTCAGTCCATGCTTCTTTTCGTAGTTTGAAACAGCGGAAGTCTGCGCCTGTCCTGCACGGAAATCACCATAGTTTTGAATTACGTCCTGAAATGAGATACCCTCGACGATGGAGGTCACCTTCGTTTCGTCCGTTACACCCTCAGCCTTTTTCGTAGCTATACGGGTAAGTGTAGCAGTGTCCACCCCAGGAAATTTCTGTTGCAGTCCTGCCAAGATTTGTTCAAAGATTGTCATACCGTATGAGTTTAATTAATAATTTCATACGGTAAATTTACTTATAGAGAAAAGGAAGGGGAAATTTTAAGGCTAACGATACGAAACAATTAAGAGAATGTTCGTTTTTAGGCAAAAAGAAAGCGTGACTACCGGAGTAATCACGCTAAAATATAATTGTTGATAGTTCTGTTACAGCTTTTTTACTGTACCATAAAATCAAATTTAAATATTTTCTTTCATCCAGTCCGTAACTTCTTTTTCTACTGCATATGTTCCCCATGCATCGTTATTTACTTTCATTACTAAAACTGAACCGCCATGTTCATTCATTATAGAAGATATACCATCTCTTATGTCTGTTAATTTCGAATCAGATTGAACAAACCACACATTTTCAATAACACGTGCCCATTTGGGGTAACTACGGATACGTTCTGATACTTGATTATAATCATCTTGATTATTTAAATGAAATGAGATTAAATAACTATCCATAAATTCACTCCTTAGATGCTTTAAAATAATAACCAACAATAAAACCCAAAGGTCCTGAAAGAACACCAGACACAGTTACAAGCATATCTTTATATTCATCAACGGTAAAGCATTTTATTAAGCCTATAAAAAAAACTATACCTATTACAATAAAAAATGCCCATACATACAATTGGGCTATATAAGTTCTAGTTGACTCCTTTCGAGTATCAGAAGTCATATTTTTATCAGTATTTACACTTACTTTATTTTCAACTTGAACAGTTGTTTCCGTACTTGATATTTCAGCATTCTTACTTTCTGGCATAGATTCATTAAATAAATTTGTTTGCAAATATAAGCAAAAGAAATGATTCCTTGCTTTTATTTAGAGTAAACTTGAGTAATTACAACAAGTTTATAGCCGATAGTTCCTCTGTCAGCGCATTAATACCTTTCTGAATCTTCTCCAATTGTTGCTTACGTGGTTTGTGTACTCCAGCCGCATAATGCCACAACTGGCGCTCATTGATTCCGGTGATCCGGCTCAAAGCGGCCTTTGTGAAAATACTGCTGTAATAGTTGATAAAAGTGGCCGCGTCTATTTTGAACTTCAAGGTGAACTCTCCTTTGAGAACCTCACAAGGGTTCGGGTTGTCCTCCAGATACAAGTCTATGGCTTCCTTCATGTTCTCCTCAATTTCTCTTATGTTATTACCGACCGTAATAACCGGAGCACCTTCAATGTAAGCACTGAGATTATTCCCAGCATGTTCGACAATCACTTCTACAGTTCTCATATTGACCTCCATTTTATAATTTAAGAAAAGAGGCCGGGGCTATTTTAGCCCCGCTTGCCTCATAATGCTGTAATAAGTGCCTTTCTCAACGCCTTTCTTTCCATGATTCGGAACGACTACCGTTATTCCATCTTTCTCAAACTTCATGTGGCTGCCCTTCTGGCTCTTTAGAATGAAGCCGTTGTCAAGCAACATAGTTACAACCTCTTTAACTGATTTGTAACTCATAGCGTTTCTGACTTTATTACTCTGCAAATATAGTAAAATAACGAATAATTAAAAAGAAAATCTATTCATTTTTTTACTATAACAGAAAATAGCGATACCCCCAAAAGGTACCGCTATTCAATTAGTCAGTATTTTAGATTTCTATCCGTATAATTTGTATAAACCTCGTAATTTTTCTGACTTGATTGTTCTATTCTTCAAATTGTTTACTAGAACTTTTGAGAAAAGAAAGCTGTCTCTGCTTCTCAATATCGTTCTTCTGGTTCTCTGCCTGTTCTTCCTTGATGGCTTCGATCTCGTCCAAAACAGAATCCACGTTCCCAACAAAGGTGATGGCCCGCTGCTGCGACCAAATCTCCCCGTCCTTGGCCTTGATTGCCGTGTCTATCTTGTCTTTGATGTCCTCCAGTTTATATGGCTGCATTTGTACATCCACGTCAATAGTCTCGGAGGCTGCTTCAAGAGTAGTATTCACGGATCCCAAAGCTGAAACAAGGAAGTTCACACGTCGTTGCATGAACTCGCCGACGGTTTCGTTCAGGTTCTCTACATTCAGGTGGGTGGACATGAACACATAGTCAAAAGTAACACCGGAGACAGCGTTGCCAGTACCCTTCAATGAATCGAAAGAGATGCGCGGTGTATTGGTCAGTCCGTATATCTGGCTCAGCAAGGTTTCCACCTCGAACTTTACGGTATCGGGCACTTGAGACCAAGTAAGGTACTGAGCATTTGCTCCCTGGCCGGTCAGCTCGACCACCCGGTTCTTGAACTCACCGGAAAAATTCTCCACATTTCCAAACAACATAAGGATGGGGAAAAAGTGATAGTCGATGCAGTCAGCGTAGTTTGAGAGCAGCTTCTCCAGCCGGACGCGCATGCTCTTTATCTTCTCGCAATACGCTTCCGGACGGTACATGTAGATTACCGGCATCTTCTTGAATCCATGAGCGAACGAGCCTTTGTCGGTCCAGTTACTTGTCAGCTCCCACTGATAGACCATATCCTTGGTGATGGTCATGAAGCAGGTTATCTCCACATCGTCCAAGTCCTTCTTCTTGTATTCACGGGACAAAGCAACCAAATCACCCTGGTCATTGAAGAAGGGATAGAGCCTGTCACCACGGAAAGGAGACCAGATAGCACTCTTCAGACGGTATTCAGGTTTTGACTTGCCAAAGATTCCTGAAATCTTTCGTTTGAGTTTTGCCCAAAAACCATCATCTTTTACAACATACCAGTATTCGGCCACTTCCTGCTCGGCCAGCCATGCCCGGACGACTTTCTTATTCTGGTATTTCAGCTTGTTCTTCTTAAACACCTGCTTCAAGGCAGAAAGAAGATTTTCTTCTGACTGGTCCGGCTGACAATCAAGAACCGGTTCGGTTCCGACTGTGAAGGCTGTCTGAATGTTCACGATGTCCTGCTCGATAGGAAGGGCAATTCGATTCGGATCAACTTCTTTCCTTACCGCCGGTTCCACATATTCTTTCCCTGTTGTCGGGTCTGTAATCCGTTTCTCAGGCTGGGTAGTGATTTTGATTTTCGGATACTTTTCTTCATCAATCACAATTTCATGTTTGTTTGGGTTCCAATCGTTATAAAGAGCATGAGCATTAGGAAGCTCAGTCTTGCGCCCTTTCTTCAGATAATAGATTTTTCTCTCTACATCCGGCAAAGCTAAAATTTCTTCTAAGGTCCTCATATATTAATTTTTAATGTCCAAATACTCCTGATATGTCTTTCGGTTTCATAATCCTACCGAGAAGTTCTCCCAGCACATAGTAACGAGCAGCATCTATGCCGTGGTTATCGTGATCTTCCGGCTCGTTGATATAGTTTCCGTCCTTATCTTTTGCCCATACATAATTTCTGAACTCTCGTTGAAGGTTATAAGAACGCTTGGTGATGAAGATTTCCATACCTTGCATCTTGTCTATACCGGCATTGACTGAACCATTACCCTTTTCCACTGGATAAATCTTAATTCCACCATTACTGATTTCCTGAATGAGTCGTGGGTCTGCACTGTCAGCAATCACTCTCAAATTCCACGGGCGTAGCGTCTTTATAATATCTCCCGAAAGCAATCCGGTACGATAATCCACTTCATCCAGATACAACGCATTATCTATTATTCCGCATCGGATAGCTGCTGTAGGGTCATTAGTATAACCAAAATCCAGCCCGATTCCGACCTTCTTACACCACATGGGGAACTCATCCACTATACCCCATTTCTTGAATACGGCACCTTCAGCTACATCTGCCCAACGGCCGATAACCACATGGGCGTATTTTTCAGGATTCTTCTCCTTCATTTCCTTGATTTCTCTCAGGAATTCAGGAGAAAGGTTCTCGATATTGTCAAAGTAGGTAGTATGGATATGAAGTACATTGGGATGAGTTGATATCTGTACCTGCACGCCATCAATCTCCACCAATCGATGAGTGTTCTCGATGTATTTCTTGTAGATAAAGTGATTAGAGTCACATGGATTCATAATGATGATTATCCGGTTCTGAATTCCCTTCTTACGGATAGAAAGCATGATCTTATCAAACTCTTCCTCGCTGGTCCATTCTTCTGCTTCATCACAGACAAAGGTGGTGATACCCTGAATTGATTTCAGCTTGGCCGTCTGGTTTCCGGAAGAAGTCTTGATACCACGGAACATGATACGACTGCCGGTCATCCGGTTTACAATATCGGTTTTGGTTGTCTTGAAATACTTCGTTGTTCCGTCCAAATCTATCTTTTCCATCATTTCCGGAATGATAGACATCCCGGCAGATACCATCGTGTAACGGGTATAAAGAATCTGGTGGACAATCTTCTCTACGGGTGTCATTTCAAATGTAAGCCGCTCGATGAAAGTGGAAGCATTGAAAGACTTCCCCGATCCACGGCCACCGGTGATGAGAATGATAAACTTTTCCTTATCGGTGTATAACGGATGATATATCGCCTGGGGTACAATCATTTCAGCTTGTCTTTAATCCATGAGTCAATAGAAATTCCGTGGTCAATATCCTTTGGAATATCTGCATCTTCGTCCTGCCGGCGCTCAACCTTCCTCCATTCTTCATCATGGTGATACAGCCAGACAGACATTGCCTGAAGGTTCGGAGCCAGCTCGCTTTCGCTCACCTGAAGTTCTTCTTCTCCGGTCAGATTGCCGTCTTGGTCTTTCAGCTTCCTTACTACGGTACTCTTTGTCTTGATACCGCCCAAAGCCACCGCAAGGAACTTCGCACGCACAGCGGCGGTGATTGTCGCACGCCCGCGCGCTAATACTTCACATAATTCAGAGTGCTCATTCTTCTTTTCACAGAACGTCTGAGGAGCCAGGCCTAACGCAAAAGCAATTTCTCTGTCAGTGAATCCCTTTTTGGCATACGTTTCCACCTGAGAGAGGAATTCCTCACTCTTGTAATCGAATTTTGGCTTTCTTCCAGTATGTTTACTTTTTTGAGATTCACTTTTCATAATCCATCATCCGTTATTGTTACCCATATAAATGCGGCGAGAAACAGGCTTATCACCATAAATATCAATTCCTCTCTTTGAGAAATAGCTATCTATCCTGGCCGCATATCTTTCCATTATAGACTTCGTTCTGTCTCTTATACTTCTTTGTCTGTCTGTACCAAGCCCGTATTGCCTTCCGGCGTTGTACATTATTCGTCTTGACTGTTGATACAACTGACTATATGTTTTTCTTCTAACTCGGCTTTCCTCCTAAAATTTCATGTTGTTATTCAATTCTTTCTATCTGTTCATCAAATACCTCACCCTTGATAAACTTGGAATATGGATCATATCCAAATCTTTCACAAAAAGCAGCTTTGGCTTCAAAAGTATCAAAGGAAAGCATCAGATAAGCATCCATATCCTGAGCCTGTTTCTGGGCTGCATTCTTCACCTGCTGCTTTACTTCTTTCATGTGGGCTACCTTTTCAGCTCTTTCCATCTGTTTTGCGGCCTTTTCGGCTTCCTTCTGTTCTGTGACTGGTGCCATCATATCTTCCAAAGCATTTGCGATGGAGTTTTCTTCCTCTGTCTGGAGAAGGAAATCACAGCCAATCATATTCAAATCAGCGGCCGTTAATCCGGCATCCTGGTAATCAATATCAGGAACAAGTTGGGCCAATGCGTTATAGTCCCATGAACCTTGGGCGTTCGGGTTGTTTAGGAGTATGTTCAACTCCTTTTCCTGCTTCCCGTCCACGTCAATCACATCTACGCGGATTCTGTAGTCATTCTCAGGGAATTTCTGCAACTCGTCCATCACGCTTAAACGCTGGTGTCCGCTGACTACGGTAAGTCCGGTGCGTTTGTTGACTACGATACCACCAACCAGACCGAACTTCTTAATACCCCGCTTCAATGTCTTACGGGATTCCTCAGACAGTTTCCTAGGGTTATAATCTGCAAAGTGAATGGCGGAACGGTTAAGTTCCACCGATTCACTCTTTATGTATTTACTCAGTTCCATATCATCCGTTACTTAAACCAAGCCCTCCACTTGCTGCTCGGTGCATATTTTCAGCTGCTCTTCCAATTCTTCTAAATTGGCTTTCTGTTGTTGCTCTACTTCTGAGAGCTTGAGAACGGTTGAGAATAGCAACTTGCGCTCGGTTATATCCATAACCAGACATTAGATTTTGAGCTGTATAGGGATTTCCTAAATAACTCATAGTTCTATCCGAAATTCTTCTTCTGACTCTGCATTCCTCCTATTAATTTTGTTTGTTATAATTATAATATTCTTCCTGTTAGCTTAAATGTATATCCATTTACACTCTTATAACCTCGTTTCCCATTCAAACAACTTGTAACATTTCCGTTGTTCAAATTATTAACGCGGCACATTTCTCTTATGCTTGGATATGTTCCAATAACGACACCATCTTTTAACAACTGCACCTCCTTTTTGGGGCGTTCACACACGTTGTTACGTGGAATATATAAACCTGTTCTAATTGCGTGCCTGATATTCTCTGATTGAGTAACCCATTCAAGATTTTCAAGCCTATTATCAGACTTTATACCATTGATATGATTTACCTGCATATCAGGATGAGGTTCAGTAAACGCATCCATAACAAGCCTATGCACTTTACACGTTTTACCTTCTCCATTGAGTTTTTTCAACTCAATGTACATATATCCTTTTCTTGTTGGAAATGGTTTAAGAATTTTGTCGCGTACAACAATTTTCCCCTCTTTTCTTGCAATTTTGCTGCCGTGTCTATACTTGATATTCTTTACTCTTCCAAGATTTGACACAAGATAAAGACCTTCATATCCGACTACATCTTTCCAAACTTCATCCATTGTTATTTTGCTTATTATCATATTCAAATAAAATCCTACGGCTCATAGGGAATACCTGATATATTCTTTCCAAGTCTTGAGGATAGTTTTCTCTTAGCCACAAAAAGCAATCTAATGAAAATCCGACCCCATTTGAAGCCTTTAATGAGTAACGTACCGGCTCCGGAAGGCTGTTCTGCTTCATGTAGGACAGAATGTCCTTCTGCGTCCAATCTGCCAGAGGATAGCACATTCCGTTGTTCTCATACCCATTGGCTTCATAGCCTTTCAGCATCAGGCGGCGGTTCATGCCGTCGGCCTTCTTCATGCCCAGGAAAGTGTAGTAAAGTCCGTATCTGAGCTGCATGGCTTTCACCACATCGGCCAACTTCAAAAGCTTCACTTTGTGGTTTGGCACACAATACAGGCCACCGCGAAGAATGTAGGTAAGGTTCCAGTGGGGTACCTGAACAAACTCTATCTTCGGATATTTGGCTTTTACCCAGCCGATCCATCTTTCAATATGCTCTAAACCTTTGACAAAGTACATGAACACACAGACGACTCTATCAAACTTTGGGTAGATCATGTCCAGTAAGACCAAAGAATCCTTACCCAAGGACAGAAACAGCAAAACCCCGTCAGTCTTCTGTCTGACGAGGTCAATATGGCTGTATGTCCTTTCTTGCAGTGTCATTATCCGCCACTCATTCCAAGTCCTGTACGGACGTTATAATACTGCTGTCTTCGGGTGATGAATCTGCCACCCTGAGAGAGACCACCATTCTCTGTGGTCAAACCTCTACGGCCACCACGGTAGCCACCAGTTGAAAATGTACTTCTGTTTGTTCTGACTCAACAAAAAATTTAAAGGGTTAAACATGCTTTTCTATCACTTTACCCAGATTATAAACTACCTGAGCTGCCAAATAAATCTCACCTTGATAAGTGTATTCAATTAAATTGTGATTCTCATCTTCAAACAGTTCAATCTTTGCGTCTTTGACTTCTACCAATGCACTGGCTCTGTCTTTATTATAACCTACAAAGAATTGAATAGCATCGTAATGCTTAGGCTGTAAAATACCGTCTATTTCAACACAATACCCATCAGCGTCAAGCTGACAGTATTTCTTCTGTGTAGTAGGTCTAATTTCTCTGAATTCTTGAGTTTTCTTGCCTGACAATATTTCGTCAAAGAATTTCTGTTTGATGATAAGTGTAAGTATTTCCATAATCGTGTAAAGTTCAAATGTTAGTTACGGGTGACGGATTCGAACCGCCGACCTTCACCAAGTCAAAGTGACGAGCTGACCACTGCTCTAACCCGTGATAGTATCTATACAAAGATACCTAATTATGAAGACAATTATAAATAACAATTCAACACAGACGAAACAATATGCTAATTGTTTGCTAATAAATCCGGGTTATGTTCGTTAATGATACTTTCAACTATCACTTTTGCTTGTTCTATACCATCTTTATAACCTTTAGCATAGTCTGTTCTTGTAGAAAGGTAACTGGTATTATTACCCAGCCACTTAATAATTTCTTGTAGAATTTCCTTCTCTTTCATATACTACAAATTTTTATGTTCTAACAGTACTGCATTCTCACCAATCCAAAGCATTGCGTCTTGCCCATTATAGGTAAAATCAAAAGCCTTGTTTTTGGGGTTGTAACGACCTTCTAAAACTGTGCCTTCTTTCAGACCCCGGATTTCAGCCAGACACCAATATCCAAATTCAGTAAGCACCTTAACTCTCGCTTTTGTTTTTATTATCTTTGCCATATTATTACTTTTCAAAATATTGACAACCATTTCTTCTTGATGCTTTGATACGATGTTGTAGTTTCGTGCAATACATGAAGAAATTCACGCACTGGTAATATTTGCACATACTGCAATGTCTATCTTGTTCTACTTTCATAATTATAGTTATATTGTGGTAGCCCGAAGGCTACCGGATTTATAGCCAAAGTTTCTTTGCCAAATCAAAGTTCTTTTGAGCTTCGTTTACTGCTTTCTTTGCATACGTCAAAGAGTATGAATGTTCACGAGGGTATTTACCGGATTTCAGTCCTTCGTGATACTCTTTTGTAACAGCTAACTTATGTTCATAATAGCCCACGCTTTCGGGCATTGAAAGATTTATAGTATCTGCCTTGTTTGCCCAATACTGGGCTATTCTTTCATGTTCTTTAGCCTTCTCGTCAAATTCTACACTCTTGCCCATATTATGCCAGGCATCTTCAATGGCTTTTCTGTGTCGTCTTTCGCTATGATGGCCGATTTTAATAGGTTCACCCAACGAGAGAAAATCGCTGTCTTTATTTGACGCTTTGAAGTATTCTTCACTCTTTCGTTCTGCAGTGGCAGCCCAATCCAGCCGGCGTTCTGCCTCTCGCTTTGCCCATTCTTGAACGTTAAAGCCATCAGCGCGAACTATCGAATAATAGTAGAAGCCATCACGTTCAAATATCAGATTAAACACTATGCTTTCATTCTCTTTGCCGTATTTGGTGGTTACAAGAATTGTTTCACCTTTTTCATGCTTAGCATCGCATTTAGCAAGAAATACGTTTGGACAATATTTGTAATATGTATTCATAATCGTGTAGGGGATTATGCAGGGCTTTCGCCCTGCTGTTATTTACTTGTGAGAATCTCTGAAATCAAGTTCTACAACTTTGTGATACTTGTGAATGTCATACAGCCCACTTGCACACCCCATTGCTGATGCAAGTCTTACGATTTCTTCTACAGCACTCATAAGGTCTATGTTAGCATCTTTAGCCTCATTCTGTGCCTTCTCGTAGTCCCTGCAATTTCTTGCTGCACATTGCGTCTTTTCAGCTTCTTCAACACGCTTCATAGCTTCATTGATAGACTTGATTTCAGCCTTAATTTCTTTGATGTAATCACTACTTATTGTCTTCATAATCGTATGTATTTAAATTGTTTTTATCTCTTGTTTGATGATGCAAATATATAGTATATATGCTAAACAAGCAAGTGTTAATTATGTATTAATACTATATTTAACAGCTTTTATATAGTATTGATGCGAGATTCACACTTGTTTACACAGAATATAGTATAAGCAAATAAATATCTTGTTTTTGTTTCGCATATAAACTATATTTATTATATTTGCGCCAAAAACAAGAATATATGGCAAATACAGAATTAAGAATTAAGGAACTTTGCAGAGAAAAGGGTATAACGCAAGCCCAACTCGCCGATAAGTTAGGGATACAACCTGTTTCTTTCTCACAGGCTGTTTCTCGTAATAAGTTTAATATGGATAGGCTATCAGAAATTGCAGATGCGTTGGGAGTTGAAATCCCTGAACTCTTTGACAAGCCCAAAGAGGGGGTAATACATTGCCCCCACTGTGGGAAAGAGATAAAGTTGAATCCGGAAGTTTAATCAAAAAGAAAAATTGGAATATGAAAAAGTTGTTTTTAATATTATTAGCAATGTTTCCTATCATTGCTTTTTCACAGAACAAAGCAAATTTCATTTTTAAGTCTGATGCCGCATACCATTCAGCAGATGGGAACAGGTTTATTGTATTTGAATACCCTAATATGTCGAAGAATGAATTATTCAATAAAATCTATCTTTCAGCTTCGAAATTATACACAAACCCTGACAAGGTTATAAGTAAGGTAGATGGAGAATTAATTTCTCTTCATGGAATAAGTGGTAATTGTATTAAATGGGGTCAATGGAGTTATTTCTCTGTTGAATATGTGATTAAATTCCAATTTAAAGACAATAAGATTAGGGTTGATGTTCCTGAAATTGTAAATTTCTATAATGATGATGGCCGTAGTTATGGTTCTCCTTTAGGGTGGCTTCGAACTCAACGAATTTTTACCGAAGAAAAAACTACAGATAAAGAAATTGTCATTAAAGGTTTTGAAGATGCTGTAAATGATGTTATCAATTCAGTACTTTATAATGCTTTTAATGATGATAATGATTGGTAATCTAAATACCTCCCCCGTTCCTTCCGGTTCGGGGATGAGAATGTAAAACCAAATTTAAAAAAGGAGGAATAAATTATGGGGAAAGAATTAATTGTAACTGCAAGATGTGGGAATTTGGAATTTCAAGAAAATGCTTACCCTTATAATCCAGCAGCACATCAAGAACAGTACGATTCTTGTGTTGAAAAGATTCATCAAAAGATGAAAGAAGCAGGAAGATATGAAATGAAAGATGCTTTCATATATTCAGAAAAAATCATAGAAAAGCCGGAAGCATAACGCTCCGGCTTTTTTTACTTGATTAGTCCTTTAATCCTCAACCTTTCTATAATCTGATTGTAAAGGTACTCTATATCCTGCCGGAAATCCTTATACTGCTGGTAGATAAAGGAAACATCTGCGATATTGTTCGATATTACACATGGGGAAACATCCGGGAACACGCCGGCAATCTCCGCCCTAATCCCATTCGGCAGCCGACCGCCGGCCAGCACGCTGGGGGCGAACAAGAACAGCACGATAAAGAGGAACTTCTTTCGCTGGGTAACACTTTCTGGATTGGGCGGACAATCTGCTCCGGAAAGTATCTCTCTAAACCACTCATAAATCTCCGGGATGAGAGAAAAATCAGTCAGGATAGGGGAGGATAACTCCTGCTCGCGTTCTGATAATCTTGATTTCTGTTCACGTATTGATTTCAACTCCACGATTGATGAAAATTCTTTTGTCATAGAACGATTTATTTAGTTGGAAATTCTTATATTTGCATCATAATCGTGTGGGGGAGTTGGCTTCTAATCGTGTGGGTTGGCTCCCTTTTTTATTTTATGCCAAGTGATATGCATTCAGGATAGCGAAAGCGTAAATGATAACCGTTGCCAGACTGTCCAGAAACACCGCCCATGCTCCCAGCTTTTGGATCTGACTGAAACTCATGACCAGGACAACAAGGAAACACACCCACTGGCTTGAAAACAATCCCATCACCAGCAATAAAAGTCCGATGGTATCCATGAATAATGCAACATGAAGCCACGGATGCGCCATCAGATACCATCTTTTTGATGTCTTATCCAGCTTCTGAAAGACTTTTACATGCTGATACAGGGATTTACATCTAAACAGTTTCGCAAGCTCATACAGGGCTTGCAGAATGATTAAGGCGTAGAAAATGTGTTTCATGGTCAGTAGCTTTTATCTCCGTGCTTGTACGGACGAAGTTCATTGTATTTCATCTTCTGCTCGATGTACCAGAAGATGTCGATATTTCTGTCCCGACAGAAAGCGAATATCTCATTTAGGAGGATATATAGTTCATCCCGGTAGAAGTTGTCGGTGACATAAACACAGATTCTAAACATGGACTCCGTGAAGGTCATATCAGAATAGTCTTCCGTATCGCTTCCTTCGTAGTCAAAGCTATCCAAATCATATCCTCTCAATCCGGCCAAATCCAACAGACGAATACAGGCATCGGCAAGTTCTTCCTCGACAGTCCCTTTGATAAATGCCTCAAAGTCTTCCATGAATCTCCTTTTCCTAGTTTCTTCAGTCAATGGAACGCTATTCCCTTGCCATTCTTTGAACATTGCAACTTTCGCATGTTTCCCTTTCCGATCTGCTTCCACCGCTCCCATAAGTTCGGATATGACCAGACAAAGGAAATGTTCGTCACTCAGGTTTTCTTCGTGCCATCCGTGCTTCACTGCGCACTGGTAGGCTTTATCTCTTAATTCGTTTAGGTTCATTTTGTTTCTTCTATATTATACTCCCAAAAACTAAGTTTCCCTTTCACATTCTCTATTGGCTTATCAAAGAGAACTGCATCCTTCAGTACCCAGTTCCAGACTCCTTTCTCCGCCCACACTGAAGGATGGTTCTGTACGCAGTCTGCTATAACTACACTGCCGATGATGGCACCAAAAGGATAACGGCTCCAATCTGTTCCGGATTTTGATAATTCAGAAAGGAATTTATCTACTATCTCAGATATTTCTGGTAAACTGTTCCAGAAGTCAGCAGACTTTTTACTTGCATGAATCAGCACCCTCTGACCGATATACTTCTGAGGACACTTCCATGTCCGATTCTCGATGTCTTTTATACCGTGAGCGATTAGGCTCGCCCACGGCTGTTTGATGGATATTGCTTTCATTTCTTATAACTGTCATTAATCTTTTTGCATTCATTGTATATGTCTTCAGGAACAACAACATATCCGCGCTTATCTGTCATCGGTAGTAAATCGTTTCTTCTCCAGTATATGTCAAGTGCATAGCTAACATATAGTTTGTTTGTAGCATTAACTTTAAGACCATAGAGATATAATGCAGTTTCCTCAAGATATTTTTTTTGTATATACCGGACAGATGCTTTGTCAGAACAAATTTCGCAACCCTTGAATAACAGTGTTTCCCTGATAACATCATGTCCATTTATTTCATCGTATTTCTCAATAGTCTTTATATCTACTTTGTTTTTATTTTCTATCGCTTTCATTTCTTCTTACGTTTTAATCGTTCAAGCCGCCTACGTTCCCTTCGTCTTGCCTTACCGTCAGGAGGAGTACCGCAAAATTCCAAAGATGGTTTTTGCTCAAATGTAAGTTCATTCATTGCTGTCTCTATTTCTTCACGTTCTTTGTTTACTACAACCGTATCTATACCGTATTCATCTTTGAGAATCTTGCTTAACTCTGTTACTTGTTCAAGGCTTACCACTGTACCATGCTCTATGTCTATGCCCATAGTGGCACACGCTGCTATTATTGATTTTTTTGCATTATTCATATTTCAATCCTCCAGCAAATCAAATAGTGAAGGCGCCAATATTTCCGCCTCTGCCGAACGGCAATAGACCGCACCATCAATGAAGTATTGAGGGTTCAGTTCCACGCCCCAGCCAATGCGGCCTTTCATAATCGCCCGGTATGGCACCGTCATCAGGCCACCAAACGGGTCGAGTACTATATCGCCCGGATTGCTCATCTGCTCGATAACACGGTCGGCAATGTCGAACTGCATCGGGCAGAGGTGCATTTCTTTTCCCTTGCTCCACTGGGAACCATTCAAGGTCAACATCCGCGTTACGTCTGTCCATACTTCATCGCTCCAGCTTTGTGGCTGCAACAGCATGAAGCCGGAAGGTAACTTTCCACGCATTTCCAGCGTCTCGGCCACACGGACAACATAGTCAAAGTCCCATATCTTGCTCAACGAATAGTTCTTGAACGCTTGGAATATCTGGTCAGGCTTCATAGCCGAAAATTCTTCTGGAGTGATACCTCTATTTCCGCTACTCCTGGTAAATCCGGCAGCATCCAGTTGCCAGCGGGCACGGCTGTAACCGTCTTCATTTTTCCATTCGCCGCCTTTCCATTCTTTCTTGTCCTTTACTACCGGAGTATCTGCATAAGCATTTGTCCGGTCCGTCTGCGGCTTTCTGAATAGCAGAAGATATTCAGGCATCCCTACGCCCATCTTGGTACCGTCCTTGCATTGCTCCGTCCATCCGAGGCGGTATGTCTGGTTGTTTTCCCTTACCACATCTGTTACGATGGTCTTCATTCCTATATAAGCAAATCCGTGTTTCTGAAAGTGAAGGATGGTATCGAGGTGGAACGGATAAACCGTCTGGCATCCCATACCCGACAGGCCCATCGGGACAATCCTGTCTTTTACATGTATAGCTGCAATACGTCCCGGCTGTAGAACTCTGTACAGATTTGGCGTTAGATAGTCCATCTGCTGAAAGAACTCTTCGTTACTTTCTGAACAGCCAAAGTCTGCATAATTTGGTGAGTATTCATACTGCGTCGAGAATGGTATAGATGTAAGGATAAGCCCTACCGAGTTATCCGGGTACTTTTCTATGTTCCCAAGTTCGGGCACGTTGTCATTGTTCACGATACGATAACGTTTCCCTTCAATCTCTACCCGTTCAACGCCCATCTTACGGGCGAGTTGTGCAGCCATTTCAGCGTGCGAAAGACCATATTTCTTAATGATTTCTGTCATTTTCTGTATAAGTTTATTGTGATTTGCCCATTTGGTTTCAAGTGCCTTGCGGATATTCCGCTCTGCTTCTGTATATATCAAGTCAACCCTTACAATTTCCGTTTGCAAGAATCGCTGAAGACGATGAATAGACTGAATGAAGTCGTTGAACTTGTAGCCTATACCCAGATAGATGGCCCAGTGGCAATAACGCTGGAAGTTGCATCCAGAACCTGCAATCACCGGCTTGGCTGCCAACTCCTGCACACGACCGTATGAAAAATCAAGAATGTTCTTTTCCCGTTTCTCGTAGTCTTGCGAGCCATAGATGGAAGTTATTCCAGGTATGGCTTTCTCAATGGCATGTCGTTCGCTTTCCAGGTCATGCCAAATGATACGGTGTGCTTCCGGGTCTTCATTACGAATTTTCATCATTTTATCAATACGCTCTTGCAAGCTTTCCCGCTTTTCTTGTGCTGATTGCTGTAAGCCAAGAGCCTCTTGCCTGAATAGGTTCATCTGCCCGTTTTTCTCAACCTGCGCTTTGCTATGGTCGGATGGTATCTCATGCCAACGCAAATCGAGTTCGGGCAAGATATACCCCTCATCGTCTGCCGGATTCCCAGTTATGTCCGATGGCTGATTCACAAACAACGCCCAAGAAGAAACCCACAACCAAAACTCTTCCTCTTTGTGAGGATGCAATGTCAGATTATCCGCATGCGTGCTGTCCCGTTTGAAAAAACGTGTTTTGGCTTGCGACACATCCATGATACCCAAGAAGTCAGCGTATGCCAACAACTCTATGTATTCGTTGGGTGACGGCGTGGCCGTGGCCACAAAGCGAAACTTTATGCGTTCCGCACCACGTCGCACCTGCATCGGCCCGGCATCACCGGTAAACAATCTCATAAATTCCCGAAATGTCTTTGTCCCGCCCAGTCCACGAAGAACTGATGCTTCGTCCAGACTGGCCACTTCAAACAATGACGGGTCGAGCTTTCCATCACGAATGCTTTCATAGTTGGTCAGATAGATACCATCACCATTCATTTCTTCTGGCCTACGGATGAATTTGGGTAAATTACTTTCATCCCATCCGAGAATGTTCCGTGCATCCTCCACAAACTCCTGACGAACAGAAAGCGGGCATACTATCAATCCGCTGCCATGACCTAACTTGTACAACGTAAGGCGTACAGCCTCCAACTGGGTTACAGTCTTATGTAAACCGAACGAAGCAAAACAGGCTCGTTTTCCACCCTCCACCATCCACTTTACCATCAACCTGTTGTGAGGCTTCATCCGCGGATTAATCTCGTCCAGACTGACAGAAAAACCGTAGTCTTCGGCCAGCTTTATCTTGCTTCTAAGAAAATCTTTATAGGGTTTCATTTTTCATACAACTTTTGTTAAAATTTTACATTACACAACTTTACGTAAAGTAAAATTATGCAACTTTTCGTCTTCTGATTATCTCTTTACAAATCGACTCACATAACACCCGTGCCATGTTCACCTCAACGGCATTACCGATAAACTTCTTCTGGTCAGACTGTGTACCAATCAGAATATAGTCTTCTGGGAATCCCATAATCTTCTTCAGTTCAGCAATCCGAAGCATACGCATCTTGATATCCATAATGCCATATAAAGCCATAAACTCTTTGATTTTCCTCATAGGTTCTGAATCATTTTCATAAATACAATACATAAAGCCTTCTTTAACTGGGACTATAAAAGACGGTAATTCACCATCGTCAACCGCTTCAATCAAATATGGTGGCATTTTGTCCATTCTGGCAATCAATGTAAAGCACGGTGCATCTACAGAACCGCCGGCAGACTGGTATTGCGGATTCATTATCCATCTATTGCAACTTACCAAATTTTGTTTAGGGGTTGTAGTTACGGCACCGCATGGTTCATGGCAACTTGAAGTTTGCCCACCACCAGAATATTGATTCACAATAAATGTAGAACTAATCAAAGCACATCTGTCTTTTGTTGTCAACGTAGGAGCTGGAGAGTCAACGTCTTTTACAAATCCATTGCCATAATGTACAGAAATAAAAGTATGGTGATCTTTAGTAGTAATTGTTCCAGCCGGTTGTTCAACACTAATGTTTTTTCCCATTGGATCTCCACTATATGCTTTAGACAAAAAATTAACATGCGCTAATCCTAAACGATTTTGAGTTGCGACTGTAGGACATGGGGCTTCAATATCTGGTGCTACATATTTACCAGCCTGATTCATAGAATTATATTTCACCAGAAAAGCATCTTTTCCTCCAGCTACAAACTTAATCAGACCAGCGTAAATGCGATTTAACGAAGCATCCACCAATGGTTTCTTGCGGTTAAAAATACTCTTTCCTTCATCACTAAAATCCAAAACATCTTTAACCGGTTTCCAATGTTTTTGCCCCATTATAGGTTTTTTAGAATGTGTTTGTTGGGGGAATGCAATAGGCAAATCCCCTTTTGCAAAAATACCAAAGAAACGTTTTCTGGATGTATATGCTCCATAATCAGCTGCATTTAAGATACGATGGTCAAAGCGATAACCATAAGCTTTTACATTAGCAATCCATCTTAAATAAGAATTGCCCTTATCTTTACTAATTGGCTTTCCGTTTTCGTCAAGATCTCCCCAGCTCATAAACTCTTCTACGTTCTCTATCTGGATGTAGTCAGGGTTTATGGCTTCAATGTAGCGGAAAAGATGTTCGGCCAGCGTCCGGCTGTCAGCATCGCGCGGCTGCCCCCCTTTTGCCTTGCTGAAATTGGTACATTCCAGCGAAGCCCATAAAACTACATACGCATCCGGATATTGCATTTTCATCTTCTCTACATGCGAAACCAGTCCTGAAAGTTCCAGCGTTCGGATGTCTTCAGTGAAATGAAGCGCTTCCGGATGATTTGCCGCATGGCTGGCGATGGCGTTTGCATCGTGGTTCACACAAGCGGCAACTTTCGCACATTGTTCATCTGCGTAGCGTGCGTTTTCTACTCCGGTACTGGTTCCCCCAGCACCGCAGAAAAGGTCTATATAGAGTAATTTTATCATATCAATTCCATTTTTTAGGCCGGTTACTAATTCTCTCCAGATATGATGCTATCTTTTTCTCCGGATCCTCATTATTTCGAACAAATATTCTCGTATGAGTCTTATCTCCAGGAATAGCCACATATCTACCACACTTTTCACGTTCCTTTTGCTGGATTACCTTCAATTCTGTTCCTTTAGGATTATTCTCTAAATCTATTTTTATGGATAATGCTGGGGGAATATTCTCTTTCATGATATTATGCAGATATAGCCTTTGCGATAATTTCCGCATCAGCAAGTTTAACCGATAAAATATTAATAGCTCTCGAACAATCTTCAGTATCAAGGTTAACTATGCATGGTATGTTCATTGTAAGCATTACCTCGTTCAGTGCATGGAGCAGTGCCGTCTGACGGATATAACCTATACAAAAGCGCTTGAACCTTGAATCTTTTTTCTGCAATTCGTCTTCTCGCTTATCTAACTGAAGACATCCGAACCGGCATAATGTCCGAGCAAGTTCAAGTCGTGCAAGGATATCAGAGTGTTCCAGATTACACCTGTCAAACTCTCGTTTGATTGACCAGTACAGAATATCGATGTGCTTCTGTATATCTTCCAGGAAAATGTCATTCGCATCTGCAAAGAATGCGGACCGTTCACCGATTACGCTGTTTACCAGCTTCTCGTATTTGCGCATCTCAACTTCAACCCGATTGATAATCTGTTTTGTCTTCATCCGGTAAAGAGGTGATTTCTTTACGGATTCGATAGCTTCAAGCGTCTGGCTGATTACAATATCATTCGTAAAAAGCACGTTATATGTACATCCGATAACCATCGCTTCATTTTCTGCTATTATTTTATTTGCTTCTTCTTTAGTCATTTTTCTATTCTCCTGATAATTAAATACTTTGGCTCACCCTTACGAAGATTGGTCAATGTTTCTTCATCAACTTCCGCTTCTGTGAGTCCATTCACGTTCATACATTGTGGAAGATGGTATTTTTCACGCAATCTCCTAATTAGATTCCAGTCGCGTGTTACCCAATAGATTGTGATTTTCATGGTGGAGCAATTAGTTTAGTGGCTGCTTCATCACCGGATTCAGCACGTTTTTTCAGTTCATTGTACCACGATAGTGAGGTATATCCTTGTGGGGGCGTAAATCTTCTTTGTTCAATTTTATCCTGTTCCATTTTTCGGTTAAAAGAATCAAGTTCCATATTCCGTTCGGGTATGAACTCCTTGAAAAAAGCATTACCGATTCTGCGGGCATCAAAACTAGCGAAGGAGTTATCATATCTTCCCGCCTTGTAGCGGGCAAAGAACAGCATAAGTTCCGATAGTTTGAACCCTTTGACCTGTGCTGTAAACGAGTCACAAAATAGTTTGATTCCGTCCGCAACACCTTTTTCACGGTTTGAACTAGAACCGTACAATGCCATTATTTGCGAACGTATCCACATGGCTGCATATTCAATTCCAAACTTTTCCGAATAGTCGAAAATGGTCGGGCATTCTGTCCTATATGCCTTTTCGACATTGTTCATTACATACCCCCAATGTATCGGAGAAAATGAAGTTTCCAAGTCAGAAGGGCTTCGGTATTTCGTCATGTATGCCTTGTTCAAGTTTTGCACGGTCGGCAAGGTATTGCTGCATGGCGTAGTCATTTGCCTCCTGCTTGCTTGTATAACTGCTTCGATTGCTTCCATTGCGAATGCTTTTTACTTGTGAAATGATTTCATTGAATTTTGAATTGATATTTGTTACGCTGAAATTCTCGAATATCCACCCCTCTTTAATGGCAGAAAGCAAATATTGGAGGGCGTACAAGATTGATTCATCAGACACATCCATTCGCTTTTGTTCGCGCTGGAATTTCAGTTTCTTCAGAAGCTGGGACATTGCACCCGCATCTTTGGCCATCCAGTAATAATCACTCCCAAATAACTGTCTATAATGGATTTCAAAAAGAGAACGAGCTTTTGCATTAAGTCCCTCCCCCTTGGGGGGTGTGGGGGGAATAATATCATTAACAGTTTCTTTATCTTTCTTTTTCTTATTGCCCCTACCTTGCCCCAAATCTTCAACCTTTTCAACCATTTTTTGTGACATTGCCCTTAGCTCTGCCCTTAGCTCGCCCATAGATACCTTTAAGTCTCTGATTTCTTTATCATTATCTATGCCCTTATCATTGTCCTTTGGCTTGTCCTTGACAGGATTGTATTCATCATAATTACATAAGGTTATAACTGTCATTCCCTGTTGATTGCAAGTTGTAATCATTCCCTTTTTCTTCAATTTGGAAAGGAAATATCTGACCTTCTTTTCAGACCATTTCCAACGCTTCATCAAAAACGATATGGATGCCGGATATTGACCTCTTGAATAAGAGATTTCTCGACCTCCGATGAGTTCGCTGTACGCCTCGCCGGTTGCATCAAATCGTGCTGACTGAATCAAGTCAAGCCACGCTTCGCATTCCGAAAACTCACGGGCTACTTTCCACATTTCATTCGAGAAAAACCTGCGGCTTAGCCTCAAAAATCCTTCTTCCATAGTTTCAGAATCTTACGTTAGTCAATTGTCTGTTATTGGAGTACACAGCCCATTTTCCGTTACCGCCGTCTACCAAACGTAAATCCTTGACCTCTCCGAACCGTTTGATGTTCCCACAGAGGTCTACGACCCAGCCCGCTTCCTTGCTTGGATGGGGACGGATGGCACGACCGACTATTTGATACCACAGTGCCAAAGACATCGTAGGACGTGCCATGACAATCGTATCCAGTTCTGGGTAATCAAATCCGGTAGTAAGTACGCCGACATTGGCCACGACCGGAATTTCTCCGGCCTTGAATGCCTCAAGAATACTCTCGCGCTCTTTCTTTGGGGTTTCTCCTGAAACGATGGCCGCTCCGGGAATAGACCAGGTAAGGCGTTCAGCTTCTTTCAAAAACCTCGTGAAGACCAATATACCTTTTCGTTTTATCCCGCTTTTAGGGTTCATTAGTCTTTGCACAATACTGACCAGAAACCCGTAAAAATCGATACGCTCATACTCCTTTACGACAGACTTGTCTGTGTAGTCGGCTCCAGTCGTGTTCACCTTCAGATTAAGTTCATTCCATCCTAAAGGGTTCATTTCATAATAATTCAGCTTTGACAGATAACCCATATCCAAAAGGGTGGAGATTTGAACCTGATAAATAACCTCAGAGAATACACAAGGCCGGGTCCGAGTGATAAACTTCAACATACTGCCAAAATCCCTGCTTGATGCAAGGCGGTAAGGTGTAGCCGTCAATCCAAGCACCTTGCACTTCAGCATAGAAAGAAATGATTTATACATTCCTTCTTTCGGGTTAACCAGATGGCATTCATCTATAATTATATTCTTGAAATGCTGAAAAAGCTCAGGATGATTGACAACACTACCAATCGTAGCGAATGTTATTCTTGAAATCTCTTTCCGCCCAAATGATGCGGAATATATGGAACAGTCCAGAATACCATACGAACAGAGCTTCAGATAGTTCTGTTCGAGTTTTTCCTTGCTAGGTTGAAATACCAGCGTATGCCCTTCAAGGCGGCTAGCAATATCGGCTATTACCAGACTCTTCCCTGCCCCAGTCGGCAGCACCATGATGGCATTGTTCTTCTTGGCTTTGTTAGCAAAGAAGCTGACCGCTGCATTACTGGCCTTCTGCTGATAATCCCGTAAAACATAACTCATAATCCTTTCTCCTTACTCAGTTTGTCTCCCAAAGCCTTGTAATACTTGGTGAGTTCTATTAATTCAAAATCAGTCCATTTCTTCGCCTGGCTTGCTCTCCATGCCAGCTTGTCGAATCGTAGCTGGCCGATTTTAGCTTTCAGGTTCTTTTCATATTGTATCAGATGGTCGGCACTGAATCGGTTGCACGCCCGGCACTCGGCATGGGCGTTATCCTCGTCAAAGCGTGTGGCCATGTGGCGGCGCGAATGGAAGTGTCCGCAATCTGCCTGTTCGTATGGCTTTATCTGGCCGCATGAGATACAGCGGAAATACCCGTTCGGCATACAATCACGAAGCCGGATATAGCGGCTGAAAACTTTGTCGAGTTTGGCCACTAAATCCGGCTTCTTCTTAATCTTGATACCTGCCTTGTCAAATAACGGCAAAGGCTTTTCTTTCTTCTTTTTTGGTTTCTTGATGTAATACGGCATTATTTGAATCCCCATTCTTTTATGTAATCAATATTCTTTGGAAATCCATCTACTCGTTGAGGACTTAAAAATATCTTTTCACTTTTTAATGGAGTGCCTCCCCATACAGTAGCAGGACATTCTTCATATTCTTCTTTAGAAACTTCACTTACATTAAAATTGGGTTGGAAACCATATCCCATTACGCTTTCCCCTAAGTAAGTACCAAACTTCTTCAAAGCCCATTGAAATGCGATTTCCTTACTGAACAATCCATTTTTAGAAAGGACTGCTGCATATATTCTATGCATATAGTATCCAGTTTCAGTTAAATCAGGTCTGCAACGGATACAGAAATAGGAAATATTACACAAAACCTCTTTCACAAACGCTTCATGCTTCTTGCATTCTTCTTCTGTAAGAAACTCTTTTCCATCATTAGCGATGTAAACGACTTGAGTTACTTTTTTTGTTTCCATATTCTTTATTTTTGAGATTATTTGTGGACGCAGTGGGAATCGAACCCACCCAACCATCACGGTTTTACTTGCCACATATATTAGCTAATTTAATGAAGCAAGTTCATGGAGATATTGCGCAATTACTCCACTCTAAAGCACGTCCTGTGCTTGCGCCCGTATGCCCGTCTTTCCGGGCGTTTATTCATGCTATTTCGTTATTTTTAAAAACTCAGGGGCAATTCCATAAAGTGGTGTACGGCCATCCCATTTATCTATGAATTGCTTATAGAGTATTTCTTTAGTCAACCCACGTGATTGAATGATAGCCTGTTCTGTTTTTAATTGCTCCAATTCGTTGCGTTTCTTCTGCTCTGCAATCTGCTGGTCTAATACAGATATATTGGTATTCACCTCATTACGACTATCAATCTTCTCACGCACAGCCTTTGAAAATTCAAGCTGTGCAGAAAAAGTCAGCAATTGAAGCCCTCTTTTCTCAAATTCTTTATCCACAATCTGCTCCAACCGCTTTTCAAAAAGAAGAGAACCACCGTCAGCCATTAAACTGTCTGTCTTGTGCTTACGGCTTTCTTCTTTGATTAAATCATAAATACGAGGTTCAAGTATATTATCTTCAAGGCTTTGCATAAACCCGTCTTTTCCTGATTCTGTATCAGCTTTATCTATATGTTTGTTATCGAATACAACATCTATAGCTCTATTCTTGATAACTTTATAAGAATAAGTAGGACGTGCGTTAAATTCAGTGTTATCAGCAGCCTTCAATGTGACAGGTTCAGCAAATTCCCCTCTTTGGTCAAACAATGGAACTTGAAACAATTCAGTGCCCCATTCCCAAGTGGAAACTTTACCGGACACTACCTTAAAATCCTCTTTTCCTTGCTTCCCATAGTTCTCCATTAGAACACCGGCATAATTAGGGGCTACTCTTTCGCATGAAGCAAATACCACTAAGGTCATACAGACCAACATTAGATTAATCAATCTTTTCATTCTTCAAATTTTTAATTAGTTTATAAACGAAATAAATCACTGTGGCTGATATTATTACCACGCCCAGCCAAGCGTTGAGGTGATTGAATATTCTGTTTCCGATAGATACTCCGACTACCAGAAACAGAATTAAATAAATTTGCTTTCTCATTGTTACACCTCAATGATTACGATGTCAGGTGCAACACCTTTGATTGCTTCAACCTGTTCGTCAATCACCTTATTCTTGTATTCTTCAATGGCCTCATTCGCACCGGCAGAAACCAAAGAAAGGGAAACTTCCCGCCCATCCACATCGGCGTAGATTTCAACTTCGATTTCCTCACAGGTGAATCCTTTGAAAAGAGGAATATTCAACTTGAACGACTTTGGCAGATTGGAATCAACTACTTGCGAATAGTTATCCGTCTTGTTTCCGTTTTCCTCTTTGCTACGTTCTATATCCTGATTCACTTTCGCCTTGAAGTTCTTCAAAGTGGAAACCAGCATCATGTTCTCAGACTTATCCTTGAAGAAGGCACGGTGCATCTTGAAGAACTGGGACAATTTGATAGGTTCCCATTTCTTGTCGGTATTGATACCGAACTCCTGCATTTCCTTTGAAGCCTGTAAAACTCCACTTATTACCGTCTGGTAATAATTGGTTTCATCAATGATCAAAGTCAGACACATCTTATCACGGTTTACTATGATATTAGCTGATTTCTGATTAATCAGTTCGACACGCTTCTCCAGCCATTTGAAAGGTGCATCTATCGTTCCATTGATAACTACTCTTTCAGGCTCTTTCGGGTCAAGTGCTACGGGTGCTTCACCTTCACGTAATACAACTTCGATTGGCGTACCGTTATAATCTTTCGGTACTACCAGGTTGATTTTGTTCTCACTCATCTGTTCCTGTTTTACTGTTAATACTGAAAATTGTCTTCTGCATTTCTTGTGGCATGATCGGGCGGCTGTAAACCAGTTCACCTAACTTGTTGTAGAATCCAGCCATTTTCTCCTTGTGGTAGAGGAATTTGGCACATTCCTCGTTGGCTACGAACTCTGAACCTCTTTTGATATGGTCCAGAAGTTCCTGCTTTTCTTCATTCAAAGGCTTCAATCGTTCTTTGAAGCTTTCCATAGCCTCTTTCTTCTCCAACTCAACATCGTTGATGGTGATTGATACCTCGGCCAAAGTCTCTTTCTTCTGAGCCAGTTCTTCGGGGGTGAATCGGTGAGTATATCCGATTTTCTCTACCGCATCGGCGTTGTCCTGAAGGAACTGCCATCGTTCCTGTTCAGGGATGTCTTGTCCTAAAAATTTGTCCATAATTATCTATAACTTTTTACACCGAACCTATTATAAATCTTTTTAGCGGTACCCATACCATTATAAACAGGGATGAAACTTCTTTGTAAGGCCTTCTCTCTTTGATGAATGCCGCTTGAATTAGGATTAATTGACTTCTCTGGATTAAAGAATCTTGCTACATCTTGGGGAAATTTTCTTTTTTCATAATCTCAAAATTTTAGATAAACTCTTTATTACGTTCGATTTCTTGTTGTGCGTAGATAAGCATCTGTTGTTCGTTTGCAGCCGGCAAATAGATACCGGCAACGGACGCAGACCAGTTTCGGAAACGGTCAATACTCAATGTCATTTCACCTGTCGTCAGCTCTGCCGAACTTCTCAGATAGGTTACTTCTTTTCCTTTTTTGTTGACCGTCTTTCTCTCAAACAAATCACGGTTGCAAGTCCTTTTGTAGAAGTCAATTTTGGCTTCATCAAGGCTGCAACCGTATTCACTACCGAAATACCCTAAAAGCAGATGTAAATAACTGTTTTGTGCGAGTGTGCGGTTAGGCAATTTCTTCTTTACCTCCACAACTGCACGTTCCTGAAACAACTTGTTTACATAAGCCTTGAACTTGGGTATATCGTATTCATTTTTCAGATTGAATATGCTCATAGGCTAGAACGGTAAATCGTCTTTTGGATTTCCGTTAGCATCTACATCAGGTGGAAATGCCTGTGCCATGGTCGGCGTTTGTATCGGTGCCGGTTGCTGTGCTGGCATGGATGCTGGCTGGCGCATTGGCTGACGGGCTTCCAGTTTATAGCAGCGGATGGACACCATCCGTTTCACCTGTCCGTCCTGATTCGTCCATTCCCTGCCCTGTAAGGCAAAAGAAACCGTTATCACATCGCCTACCCTATAATTATCTAGTTCAGCACATTTGTCACCGCTTACTTCAAGAGGTAGAATGTTCTCATACTGACTGCGTTCACCTGTATATGGATCATGTGTCGTAGCGTCAAGGATAAACTCACGTTTCACATACGGATTTCCGCCGTTCTTTGAAGGTATTTCTTGGGGCTGGCCGATATAGACCAACCGCCCAGTTATTTGATTACTCATATCAATTTGAATAAAAATCTTTTATCTGTTGAAATATAAAACCTCTATCCTTTATCTCTTTAATCACTTTTTCATCACGAGAAATTCGGATTTTACAATATTCATTGGGCAAAATATTTCGTTGCCAATTCAATTCATCTTCATAAGTGGTTACGGACAAAAACACAAGATTACAGCTATTCAGTTTTGTACAAAACAATTGTTCTTGTACTTGGTAATAATAAGCCTTATGCTTTTTCTTTACATACTCAACCAAAGCATTATTATCGTTCTTTATCGGCTCAATAAAATCCAAATAATCTGACAAGTATAGAGTCTTCAGTTCATCAAAATCAGTTAGTTTTCCTTTATTGAGACAAGCAAAATCCAGACTACATTTAAACACGTTCATTTCATCTGACCTGACAACGTACTGTGTAAAGTAGTTGTCAGGTAAAGTAAGCAGATACCTGTTTTCGAGAATAGCTCCTGTACGTAAAGCATCTATCGGACTGGCAAAAGCATTGTAATATGGTTTTATACCGCTGACGAAACGTTGCATGAGGGCGATGTGTGATTTTGTATTTTTACCGCTCATCAAGGCGTGAACGTCACCGCTTCCTATATACATGGTTTCCGTCATATTTTTCCTTTCTTCTTGAGATTATTGTATGCCATTTTAAGCTGTTCGTTCGTCATATCTTCCGGACTTCCAACATTGAAGTAAGACAAGATATTTTGTGCAAACTGGTTATCAACCATCATATAACCGACAACAGCGTTTTTCACTTCATCTACTGTAGCCGGAGCTTGTACTTTGGATTTGTTTTCATCCGGGTCTTCACCTGTGGCTATCTTATAGGCATTCAACAGGGCATATTTACGGGCGTAGGTCGAAGCCTTACCAAATCCTTTATCTCCGGGGTCTAGGCCACGGCCAAAGCTTTCAACATCAACATATTCGGATGTATTGTCAAGATTGATGATACGAAGTGTCATCTTTATTATGTCCATATAGTTAATGGATTCACCTCCACCATCTTTTATCACACGAATGACTTCTGACTTAATCAGTTCCTGTTTAATAGGAATACTGACAAGTCCATGCTTCGTTTCTGCTTCTTTCACTTCAAGAGTAACATCTATATCTTGTACCGCTTTATAAGCATAGTTACCTTTGCCTACTGTCATGTTCTTTTCGATATTCTTTATCTCGTTTGAAACGTGTTGTATCTTCTGATACAAATTAAATTTTTCATCCATATTAGTGTATTTCAATATTTCAACTGTGCATGTTTAATCACATCGTAAGCATTACAGAACCATTTCCCATTCTGCTTATTCGTTCGCTTTTCGGCACGGATTAATCCTTTGCCGATTAAGTCTATTAACCTTGACAAACCGCCAACAATATCAGCAGCTTGATCGCGTCCAAATGTCTTATCATTCAGAACAATTTTTAGAACTTCTTCATTTACCATAAAACATCATTACTTTAAACAGATTATTGCAGAGAAGCCTGGATATTCTGTCGCTGATACACGAAACTTTACATCCATTTTATTTTTTAGGACTCCGATCAAACGAAGATCACGATTACGACGTGAAGCTTCCAATTTGATTCCGTTATGCCGTTTCTTGTCGTAAGGAACTTTGTAGATATCCCCTTTTTTCATTACGTCAAAGAGACGTACTGTCTGGTAGCTTTCATTAACCTCTATTTCTTTTACCATATAAATAACTTTTAATTGATTGCTGACAGAACGGGACTTGAACCCGTAACCTTCCTGACATGCAGGATATTCTACCCTTGAACTATCTGTCTATTATATCACTTCTTTTCTTTCAGCAAATTTTGAATCTGTTCGCTGATTTCTTGATCAAAGGCCTCACGTCTGTCCAGTTCTCTTGAACGGGCTGCCAGTATTGCATTGATGTCAGCGAAATCATCACAGATATTATCTATTGTTTCTTTCAGTTCGTTCATTGTCTAATCTTTTTCCGATTAATAAACTTGTGATTGTAACTCCTATGAACCCTATCCAATACATAGCGGACAGATCTTGATTAAAATGCATTATCACGACGGATATAGCACAGAGAACTATCAGTTTTCGCATGGCTCTTCCGGTTTTTCGATTTTATAACCTTGTTTCTCGAGATATTCTGCAATATCTTCATCACATATCAGATTAAGACATTCCTCAAGTCCATAATCCGACATCAGGTAATACATACCGTAGTAGGCCACCACATCATCCTTCGGTATCAGCTTCAGTACATCCGAAGAGTCAAATGCCTTGTAATTGTGTACTTCCATAATCGTGTAGTTTAAAATTCGTTCCCGTGGGCGTTCCGATGGTTGCCTTACTGCTTACCAAACCTTTGATAAGCCACGGGATATATAGTTCTTGCTGGTGTCTAATCAGTGAAGATTGTCTTTGTAGCCGGCCTACGGCCACCTGCAATCGTATAAGTGTCTTTTTGTTGTCTGTGTGATTCGTATGCTGCGTTATCTTATTGTCAGTCCATTACTCACACTCTTTTCACACAGCCGCTACCGCTACTCAGTCGTCTCCCTTTTGCGTCAGGTGTAGCGGTACACCTAAAATTTCCAATACGTCAAAGAACCAATCAAGTAGAACCCTGCCCGATTCTCGCTATCGGTTGCCGGTCACTGGCCGTCAGCAGGGTTTGAAAAGATTAAGCATATCGGGCAAGCCCCTGGACACTGCACAGGGCGTCATAGTCCATGCCATCATCGTCATTGGCCGGCTGGTCAAACTCTTCGAGGGCAGATTCATAATTGTCTATTTCGTCAGTTATGACCTGAATGGCTTCGCGCTTTGAGTCAGTGTTGAATACCCGGCAAACGGTCTGTTCGTCCGAATTGTGGGCTATCTCTAAGTCCTTATAGAGGCTGTCGAGTTCTCGTTCTATTTCGTAGCGTGTCATAGTCATGCGATATTTAAAAGGTTAGCTTTCTTATAGCATCTGTATTCTTGTCTCTCTGTGTCGAAGTACACCTGAACGGTATCATTCTTCTTTCTGCTATCACCACTTGTAGCAGGTATCAGATTCTCTTTCAAAGTACCATAGGCTTCACGAACAGAACCATCTACCTTTTTGAAGTAGAACTTTACGACTCTTTGCTTCATTGCAGCTTTCAGCTTCATGTTTGCCCAGGCGCATTTCATTGCTTCACTCATAGAGAAACCGTTTCTCTTTACCAACTGCCAAGCAAGGCTCATAATCTCGTGTAATAAATTCTTTTTCATAATCGTGTGAGGGTTAGTTGTTTTTACTATATTTGTTTCGTATCAAAGTTTCGATATGCAAATATAACCATAATGATTATATTGCCAATGTGATTATACAATAATTTATCTCTTTCTAAAGTTAAATAGTGTTATATGATTGATATTAAGAAATTTAGAACTGACAATAATATCTCTCAATTAGAGATTTGTACAGTATTGGGTATAAAACAACCTTATTTATCTGCTATAGAAAATGGTAAAAGACCTTTAAATGATGAGAAATTCACTTTGCTATATAAGCAATATGGCGATAAGATAATGAAATATAAAACGACAGAACGCCCAATTCTTCTTATTGATGAAGCAGAAACTAGTTTGCATCCTAATATTCAAAAATATTTATGTGATAAATTAAAGCAAATAGAAACAAGGCCTCGTATTCCTTATGATGCAGCGGCAGGAACACTTACAGAGGCAGTAGAGGGCATTACAGAATATCAATGTGAGCAGCTTCCTGTTATAAGTGCTTTCCCAAAATATGATTTTACAATTAGAATTACTGGCAAAAGTATGGAACCTGAGTATTTTGCCGGAGATGAGGTTGCCTGCCTTAGAGTGAATGAGAAACAATTTTTACAATGGGGAAGAGTTCATGTACTTGACACAACACAAGGGATAGTTATTAAACGTATTTATGATGCTGGAGAATCTATTCTATGTCGTTCATACAATTCCGAATTTCCTGATTTCTCAATACCTAAAGAGAATATTCGTTCATATAATTTAGTTGTTGGAAGTTTAAGGCTTTAGATCATGAAATTCAATCAATACCTTTGGAATCTGTACAAGAACTCTCCAGACGGGAAGTCTACCATATCCAGCTTTTCAGACAGAAAAGAGTGGATGGAAGAGGAACGCTTGTTCGAGAAGTACAATCCTAAAATCAAGGATTCCTTCAATTCAGAAATGATTTGTGAAATCCTCGAAGACTTCTGGTGCTATAAGGTATCGGAACATGAAGAAACAGAATTGCTGTCCTTGGAAGAGGCCGGTAAGCTATATGAAGAAATTATATCTACGGGACTAATAATAGAATCAGAACAAGTCCTAAAGATTGGTGACTTTGACCGGATGCTAGAGTATATACCATTCCTATCAATGGAGTTGAATAATTTGTTTGGAGAATATTTCTTCCCTTATATCTATGTAGATGAATTCTATCAGCTTACAAGGCTTGCAGACTACTTTGAAATAGAACTTCCTCCAATACCAAAGAAGTCTGATTATAAAGCCAGGTGTATGTATTACTGGGAGTTGTGTAAGGTGTTCTACCGATTCAGGAAGGAGAACGAATTGTCGCCTGATGAACTTAGTGCTTTCATGTATGATTATGCTCCTAATGTTATTGGCATAGAAGAAAAAAGCAAAATGCCCCAACCGTCGGCTGCATGGTTCATTGGTGGATTGATTGAAGGATATGGTACTCATTGGACTACTGGCTTCTGGCAATCAAACATGGACACTAAAAGGGGAGACATCCTTATTCATTATGAAACTTCTCCTGTAAGTGCCATAACCTGTTTATGGATAGCACAGACTGACGGGGTCATAGACCCTTTTTTTCATTATTATAATAATACATACATTGGAGATAGGATAGTCATACCTAACATTTCTTTAAAGGAGTTGAAAACTGACACATATTTCTCAAATCATCCACTTGTCAGAAAGAATTTTCAGGGAGTCAATGGATGGCCTGTTACGGGAAAGGATTATGCAGAACTCGTGAGGATGATAGAAGCAAAAGGATTTGACACATCCGTACTTCCACAAATACACACACCTTCATTGCCAGAAGGAATAGTCATTAAGGAGGAAAAGGATGTTGAGAAAAAATTACTAGAGCCATTGTTAAATGAAATGGGGTGGTATGAGCATAAAGACTACATTCGTCAGTTGCCAATCCATGCAGGTAGAGGACATCGTATATTCCCGGATTATGCACTTCATTATAACAACAAGCCAGAAGAAGAAAAAGCAAAGGTGTTGATTGAAGCAAAATACCACATGAAGAACAACCATGAGGTAGAATCAGCCTTTCTTCAGGCATTCTCTTATGCCAAGTTACTGCTATCTTCAGTGATTATTTTGTGTGATAAGGAATGTATTCTTGTCTATGAGAGTAAGAAAGGATTCAGCAGAAGCAGATACAAGAAGTATTATTGGGAAGACATGAGAAATCCCGATTTATATAACGAATTAAAGAACAAACTAACAATCTAAATCCATGAAGAAAATACTGTTAACTATACTAGCAATATCATTGTTTGGCTGCGGAGAGAACAAGCCATCCCAGGAACAAAAGGACAAAGCTGACAGATACGTCCAGAGTCTCGTGGATGCCGATATAGGAATCTACAAAGGCGAACTGACAGATGCGAACTTTCTCATCCTTGCAGTTGATGCTTATTCTGGAGCAAACTTTGATGCTTATGCACGTACATACTTGGAAGAGGCACAAACGAAAGGACTGGAAATAAAAGGAGTCTACATCGTGGACATCAAGGACTGCCAGTTTGGCGATGGATGGGTATCCGGTGACAGGATAGGAAAAGCCTTTAAATAG